ATGTACGACAGCGACGGGCTTTATCTAGAGGTTTCGCCCAAGGGCGGGCGCTGGTGGCGCCTGAAGTATCGGTTCGGCGGCAAGGAAAAGCGGCTGGCCATCGGCGTCTACCCAGACGTGCCGCTGGCACTGGCCCGGCAGCGGCGGGACGAAGCGCGCCAGCTGCTGGCCCAGGGCATCGACCCGGGCGAACACCGCAAAGCCGCGACGGCAGCGCGGGCGATTCTCGGCGCCAACACCTTCGAGGTGATCGCCAACGAGTGGCTGGAGAAGCGCAACTGGGTGGATGGGTACCGCGTGAAGGTCGTCGGATGGTTCACGAACGACGTATTCCCCTACATCGGCGCGCGGCCGGCGGCGGAACTGGAAGCGCCCGAATTCCTGGCAGTGGCCAGACGCATCGAGAAGCGCGGCGCCTTCGAGTCGGCGCATCGGATCATGCAGAACTGCGGCCAAGTCATGCGCTACGCCATCGCCACTGGGCGCGCCAGCCGCAACCCGGTAGCCGACCTACGCGGCGCGCTGAAGCCGACGCCCGAGCGTCACCTGCCGGCAGTGACAGATCCGGATGAGCTGGGACCGCTCCTGCGCGCCATGGATGGCTACAAGGGCAGCCACGTCACGCGCTGCGCCCTCGTGCTGGCGCCGCTCCTCTTCGTACGTCCTGGCGAGCTACGGCAAGCCGAGTGGTCGGAATTCGATATCGAGGCCGCGCGGTGGAACATCCCCGCAGAGAAGATGAAGATGCGCCAGCCCCACGTGGTACCGCTTTCGCGACAGGTGCTAGCTGTCCTGGCGGACTTGCAGCGGCTCACCTGCGCCGGCCGCTACCTCTTCCCCAGCACCAGGACGAAGCTGCGGCCGATGTCAGACAACGCGGTGAACGCAGCTCTGCGCCGCATGGGCTACGAGGTAGGCACGGTGACCGGCCACGGCTTCCGCGCCACGGCCCGCACGATCCTCGACGAGGTTCTGGGATTTCGGCCGGACATCATTGAGCACCAGCTGGCGCATGCAGTGAAGGATCCCAACGGCCGGGCTTACAACCGCACGACCCACCTCGCCGAGCGCGTGCGCATGATGCAGCGCTGGGCTGACTACTTGGACGAGCTGCGTAGCGCACGATGACATTGACCGCCTCAGAAATTGATTCGGAGGCGTGCGACTGACTCGCAGGCGTGGCAAGATCATTTGCAAACTCACGGGCGATTTCCGACTTTTTGCTGAATCTGGGGAGCATGGATGGCAGGTACGCCGAGATGGACTTACATGCTGCGCATTCCGGGCGCTAGCCCGGCTACGTTGCCAATGGATAAGCTGGCCGACTACCTCAAGGAGTTCGCCGAGCTGTTGGGCTTGGAAAACAGGCCTGTGTTCGTGGGCATCAAGAACGCCAGCATCGGCTTGAAAGGCAAGGTGCCGCCCCGGCGGCGGGATCAAGCGTGGAAACGTGTCCAGGAAGCCAAGTACCGGCCTGCCAGCCGGCCAGGGCGCCACCTGAAAGCCATCGAAACCCTGCTGGGCCGCGATGGCTTCCGCGAAGCCGAACTCAAGGATAATGAAGGTAAGGTGCTGTGCCTGTTCCGCTCGGAGGAGCAGATTCCTATGCAAACCATGACTGTCAGAAAGCACGGCGCCGTTGACGGCATTGTGACCGGCCTCAAAGGGGCCGATGACACCATGCACCTCTACCTGCGTGACCAGATGAGCCGTGACCACAACCTCGTAGTGCGTGATGAAGCGCTCGCGCGCGAGCTCTTGCGGCATTTCCGCGCTGGCATGGTAAGGGTGCGCGTCTATGGCAGTTGGCAGCGCACCGAAGATGGCTGGGTGCCAGAGAGCGGCAGGTGCGTGGTGGACAGCTACGACCAGCTCGATGAAACGCCGCTTGTGGAGGTGATGGCAAGCCTTGCCCATATTGCCGGCAATCGGTGGGCCGAGATGGATGACCCCATGGCGGTGTGGCGCGAGTTGCGGGGGATCCATTGAGCATGAACGAGCTGCCCGCGTTAGTTGCCTTCGACTGCAATGCGCTGATCTGCCTGACTGGCGCTGATTGCGACGACAAGACCAGGCTAGTGCACCTCTTCGAATCGATCGACAAGCGCAAGGGGCAGGCGATCATTCCCACGCCCACGCTAGCGGAGTATCTGATTGGTGCGGATCGGGCAGGGCTTGATTTCGTTCAAGCATTCGAAAAGCGTTCAGCAATCAGGGTCGCGGACTTCGACATCGCGGCTGCGTTCGAGGCGGCGCAGATGCACGCGGCGGCAATCGGGCGTGGCGACAAGCGGGACGGAGCTTCCGAGGGGTGGCAGAAGGTGAAGTACGACACGCAAATCGTGGCGATCGCCAAGGCCAACGGTGCCCGCCTCTTGATCTCCAATGATGCCGGCGTCCGCGCCTGCGCCGCGCGCATCAACCTCAAGGTAATGAGGGCCGATGAGCTACCGTTCCCCGATGCTGCCAGACAGCACGCACTTCATATGGAAGGTGGCGAAGCAGCTGCGGGCGCTTGATAGCGTTTACGCGCGAACTCGGCCGCCACCTCGAAGGCCTGAGCGATCGGCAGAGTTACCGCCGGTGGTATCACTGGGCTTCCCGCGATCGTCAGCGACACATCGGCCTCACTCGCCCCATTACGCCGAACCCTTGCCAGGACCTCTGAGCCAGCTGGGTTGGCACGCAGTAAAAGCCATTGGTCCCGATCGGTGTCATTTCCGACCACGGGGTTGTGCCAGTTCATCCCGATAGGCAGTTCCGGCAGCGTCACTCCTTCGGGAGCAATGACGCTGGGCTCTTTGGATCGCCGCAGAGCGGCACGGTGGGCAGATCGGGATGGCATACCCACATGCTACCGCCGGCCATCGCACAGGCTGAGATTGGGTGCCGGCCTGGCGCTGCTCAGGCGCCTCGCGGGTTGAGCGGCCATACTTGGCACCGCGACCGGCAGATGTAGATTGGCAGCGATATGGGATTCCGCATATCGGCCTGTTCCGCACGGTGGCGTCAGAATTGCCTGACCGCACTCAGGCAGGAAGTTCGACCCTCATCCAATGGGTGACGCCCTCGATCTCGTGCATCTCGTCCCAATAGAAGCGCGCGCACCTGTGGACCGCCTCGCTCCACTGACGATAGCCATCGAACGTGAGGACTGTCTCTCCCTCAGCAGGCATCTCACAACCAGGTTCAATCTTGGTCCACTCCATGGCCGTCTCCGTGATCAGCGGGCCAAGGCATTTTATCGAATCGATAGGGCGCGATGCCTGTACCGCATCAGATTCCCCATGAGCAGACGCCGTGTGCAGGCATAGCTCAAATGAACGTTTTTTTGCATGGGCGGGCCATGCATCTTGGCCTTGCGCCGAGATGACCTCGCGCCGCCGGCAGTGACCGGCGCAGCACATTCGGAGAACGTAATGCACGCACTGTTGATCACCGCCGCAGTGGCGCTTCTTGGCGTCGCCATCCCAGCCGCCGCCGGCGAAACCAGCCAGTTCAGCCGCACCACCCAGCTGTATCAGGAAACGTCCACCGCCGGCGAGACGCTGGATGCCTTCGTCACCCGCATCGCACCGCGCGCACGCGCCGCATCAGTCAACGCCCGCGCCGTGGCCTGTGGCGAGATCCAGGGCAGCGGCCCCTACACCCTGTCGCTAAAGACCGATGGGCGACAGGACTGGTGCGAGGTGCCGAAGACGCCCGCGCCCTACGTGCTCGTCAACGGCATCGCGAAGGACGCGCGCGAGGACCACATCCCTTCCATCTATTACCGCCGACCCGGCTACCTGATCACGCCGTGGTCCATCAAGTTCCAAGACCGTGCCGGCGTGCGCAAGGTCAGCGCCGTCGGTCGCTGAGACGGCGATGCAGCTTGGTCAGGCTGCCGCTTGTTGGGCAGTGGCCAGACTGGCGGCGATTGCGCTGTCCGTTGCAGCCTTGATAAGCGCCTGTAGCTTCCAACCAGCTAGATCCAGTGTTGCATCTGCTCCGGGATAGCGGATGGTGTAGGTCGGCGCGATCAGGTCGGCGATGGGCGCAGCCAGCACGCCGAGGGCGGCGCCGCGGTCCTCGACCTGGAACGTGACGGTACCGGTGTCGTTGATCGGGTTCCAGATGATAGTGATCTGCTGCGCGAGCGGATCCGCATCCGGGTCCGGCGTCACCACGTTTGCATCGTAGGCGGCGCGGGTAGCCGCCTTGATGCCCAGCAGCAGATGCACGCCAGGCTCGGTGACCGTCTCGCCCGGCACCTCCACGGATCTGCCGGTCGCCGGATCGACATCAGTCGTTGCCGGCGCGGTGATCTCGTAGCTGCGGCCAATCAGGTCGCTGATCTGCAACGTGAGTACGCGCAGGAAGAATCGCTCCAGCGTCTGGGTCCAGCCGTCGGGGTGCGGCTTGGTGGTCATCTGCTCGAGGTGGAACTCGACCGGACCATCATTGGTGGCCGGGTCCCATCTGATCTCGATGCGCGGCGACACGATCCTGGTCTGCGTGCCGAAGGTAGGGTTTTCGCTGATGAGCATGTCAGTAGCCTGTAACGTCGAGGATAGGAGAGCGCACCCAGGCCTGGCCGTACTGGCCAGGAGCAGGAAATGGGGTTCCATTCGCGCCCGTTTGAGAGAAGCTACCTGTGTCGATTGCACTGATGCTGGCAACGTTGCCGTTGATGTTGACGACTCCCTTGCGCCACACCACGCTGACCAGCCATTGCGGCCCGCCGCCAACGACACCACCGGCGGCCAGCATGATGTTGCCTGCCGATCCAGCAAGCGCCGCGTATGTGCGGCCTGCAGGAAGGGTGATCGACCCACCTTGGTTAGCATTGCCCTGCAGCAGCCCACGCACCTTCATGTATTTGAGAGTCGCATCGAAGACAATCTGATTTGTTGCAGGGTTTCGTATCACCAGATAGTCGCGCCGACCGAACGTCGGCTCGTCGAAGACATAGGCTGTAAAGCTTCCGCCAGTCGTAAAGCCCGTGAAGGTGAAGTTGCTACCGCTCTGCGTCCGCTGCATCAATGCAGCGTTGTTCTCGCCTAGAAAAGCGAGCACAGGGTTCGTGCCGCCGATCGTCAGACTCCATGTCTTTAAAACACCCGAGCCGGTAGGGCTGATTGTCTGCTTCGATGCCAGCGCCAGATTCTTCCAATCTTCGGAAATCACAACACGATTGGGGCCTGCGTTGATCCGGGCGAACGCCATCAGAACCTCCCGTAGTACAAGGTGCCGCCGGCGCGTGCGGTATTGGCCGAGTCAGGCGAGCTCCAACTGATCGCATTGCCGTTGTCGCTCAAGATCGGTAGCAGCGCGTTCCCCGCGCTGCTATCTGCCACAAACCAGTAATACAGCTGGTTGGCGCTGCCGGTGACAGGCACCGCCACCGAGCCATTGCTGCCGCTGGCGATACCGATCGCACCCATATGCTGCGTGAGCAGGTCGGAGTCGGCTTGGTCGGTGACCTGCAACAGCACGACATTGGTGGCCGCATCGGTGATTCGCAAAAACGTCGTCATACACCCGCCCCGATGGCCACCACCTGCACGCCGTTGGGCGCATAGCAATAGATCTTGCCGTTGACGATCTCACTACGGCCCTGCCCGGCATCCACGCCGATGAACCGCACTTTGTCGAAGGCGAAATCCAATGTTGCCGTCTGCCCATTGTTGACCGAGCGAGCACCCGCAACACGACCATTTACGTCCAACGCCAGCGTCCAAGATGCCTGGTAACTCGCTACGCCGTTGTCGTTGACCGTCATCCGCGCTTCGAGCGATTGCGTTGCCGAAGCCTGATCCACCACGGACGTGTCATCGGTCCACATCGTGGCGACCAGACCCGGCTCCAGCTTGGCGCGCCGGAAATAGGTACTCCCCGGGCTGTTTTCTGCGATGAAGCGGCAGGCAAGTCGTGTGGTACCAGCCGGCGCGTTGATGCTGATCTGAAACCTCTTCCACGCCGCCCAGCTGCCCGAGTCCGCCGAGACCGTAACGGAGCCGATCAACCCTGACGCGCTATGCGCTGCAATCTCGATCCGCCCAACGCCAGAGCCACTGTCTTTCCAGATTTCAGAAGAAAGCGTGTAGATCCCTTGGGAGGCGTTCACCGATTGCTCGGCAGCGGCACCGCCGCTCGATGCGGCCAAGCCGAAATACGGACCGAAATCCGGCCGATTGAAGAGCGCGGCCCCCGGGGGAAGGGTCCACGCTTGGCTGCCGCGTGCCCATGTTGGATTGCGCAACATGTTGGCATTGATGTTCGTCTTCGCCACGACGGCCGTAAGCGCGGTGCTGTTTGCCGTGGTTTGATTGCCTACCTGGAGCACTTGCGAACTCAGTGCATTGAGCGCCGCCGTGTCTGCTTTTCCAGCCACTGCAGCGTTCGTCGCTTCGATGCGCTGGCCCAGCGCCTGGTCACCACTGACGCGAGCCTGATCCACGGCAGTCACACCTGCGGAGGTCGCAAGAAGACCGATGCCGGACGGCATGCGCGCCTCCACCACGCCGACTCGCTGCCCCATCACCTCATTGCGCCAGACCGCCGCCTCATCCACCGCAGTGACCCTTGCGGCAGTCTCCAGACCGCCGGTCCCGGAGGGCATGCGGGCCTCCACGGTACCGACGCGCCGTCCCAAGGCGCTGTCCGCGTTGGCACGTGAGGTCGCCTCATCGCCAACGGCCGCAGAGGTGGCCAGCTGTCCGTCGCCGGAAGGTAGCCGCGCAATGACCCCAGAGAGCCGAGTAACCTCGGCTGCGAGTTCGTTCGCAGTCTGGTTGGCGACGTCCAGAGCAGCGGCGATTGCCTCGCCTGCGCTTGAGTAGTTGCCTACGTTCTGCCAGGTCGAGGGATTGCCCGCCGGCACGACGCCGGAGTTCGCAAGCTCTGCCCGGTACAGCCGCCCGTCGTAGCGCACGAAGTCACCCTTGGGATACGAAGCAGTCGAGGTCCATTCGTCGGCGTTGACCAGGTCGCCTAGCGCGGCGTTGAGCGCGTCAGCGTGTGCGATCGCGTCCTCACGGGCCTTGTTCGCTGCTGCCAATGCTTCCTCAGCGATCTGCCTGTCGCGTGCTGCCGCTTCCAGGAAGCCCTGCCGGATCTCCTCGGTGGTCTGGTCGATCGCCTGCCGCATCTCTTCCTGCAGCTCGCCCAGGTTCTTGCCCAGCGTCTTGGTGATGTACTTCGCCGCGACCGACAACGTCCCGTTGGTGTTTCGAGCGCGGATAGCGAACGTCCACTTGCCCGAGGCCGGGATGGGCGAGTCGAATGCACCGGTGTGGTAGCCGCTGTCGCCGACCGGCGTCATGGCATCCCACGCCGGCATCGGCGCGTCCTGCTCCGGTGCCTGGGTGTAGCGGATCTCCGCGCCGGCCAGGTTGGCCGACTGGATGGTGTCCGTCCAGAAACCCCAGGTGTAGCGACGGATGCCGCCGGCGATTTCCTCCACGTCGAACAGGTTGTAGTTCACTGGCGGCGCGTCGGCGCCGATGGTCGAGAAGATCAGGGAGGCACCGATGCCCATCTGCCCTTCCGGGCCGAACGGGCGCACGTTGATCGTGTAGGTGCCGGCGCGCGGGATGCGCCACCGCGCCGTGCGGGTGCGCGTCTGCGCCACTTCTACCAGCTCGCCATTGCCGTCCGACGCCGAGGCGTACACCACCGCGTGATCGAACGGCCCGCTGATGTCGAAGGTGGCCACCAGATCGGTGGCAGTGACGTCGCCGGTGGTGATCTGATCCTCGTTGATTGCCAGGTTGCTGAGGATCGGCCGTGTGGCCAGCGACGAGCCGTTTTCCGGCCGGATGTACTGGCCGGTCTTGACGTAAATCCAAAACTCCGGCCCCTCCGGCACCACGTTGATGTTCGCGCCCTTGAGATCGCTCTCCGGATCGATCACCACTACGCGCGCGCGTAGGCCGGGCGTGGCCTTGAAGTCGTAGATCCAGATCGTGTCGTGGGCCGGGTTGTCCTGCCAGCCGCCCTGCACCATCGAATCCTCATAGCTCTCGCCTGGCAGCGGCGCATCGTCCGGCCATTCCTCGACCAGCTGGATGGTGTCGGTCGCCTCCGTGAAGTTGCGCACACGGAACGTGCGATAGACCGCCTCGCCCGGGATGCGCAAGCCAATGAAGGCGCTGCGTGCATCGGGCGGCGGTACAGGCTCGTCCAGCGTCAACGTGACCGTGCCCAGCAGCGGGCTGCGCTCGGCCGAGACGATGCGCCCGCCGAAACCCCACTGCGTGAGGTCGTGCGAGATCGACAGCATCGACATGCGGCGGTAGGACAGGTACTGAAGATCCTGGGCGAAGCCGATGTCCTTGTACTGGAACAAGCTCTGCGCGAGGTGGTAGCGCGCCATCTCGGCGGCATGCACCTCGCGGCCGATGCCCTCACCGGTGAGCCGTGCAGGGCTGAGCATATCCTCGACCTTGACGCCAGGTGCGGGCACACGCAGCGTTTCGACCTTCTTGGTCGTGCTGTCGAAGTAGCTGTACTCAATGCCGTCGGCAGCGCTGGCCAGCGTGTAGTCCACGCTGAAGCTGCCCTTCTTCATCTCGGCCATGTTGACCACGCCCGAAAGCGGCTGCTCGTCGGCGGCCCACACCACCGACAGGCGGCCACCGGCCCAAGTGGTCTGCCCCATGCCGGCCAGGGCGATCGCCTGCAGCACCTCGTCGTGATTGCGCTCTTCGGTCAGCCAGTAGTCGTAGGTGTAGCCGTTCGCCTCGCAGTGGCCCATGAAGCCCTGCAGCGACTCGATGTCGATCTCCTCGTCGCTCTTGCCCATGCCGGCGATGAGCTTGCCGTTCTGGTCGTAATAGCCGCGGACGTACTTGAGGATGTGCGCGCCCGGGTTGCTCGATTCCTCCGCCACCCAACTGCCATTACGCCACACCGGGATCGGCACGGCGATGTGTTCGGCGCGCAGTTCATCGGGTTGACCGTTGATCTGGCCTGTGGCCTTCAGCAGGATGCCGGTGCGCGCCAGGCCGCCGTAGGTCGCCGTGTCGGCCTGCACGCTGCCCATCGTCGACCATTGGAAGTCGTTGCGCTGAGTGTTTTCGCCCTCGTAGTTGCCCTGCCCCAGGATGCGCACGCGCACGTCGTACTGGCCCTTGGCCACATCCGCCGACACCGTGGCGCGCTTGCTGACGTCCAGCTTGTCGCCCGTGAACATCTGCGTGGCCAGCGTGGTCCAGATGCCGGTGCCCGCCGGCGCGTACTGCACCTGCACGGTCTCCGACACGTTGTATTTCTTGCCGGACGTGCCCACGCCGCCCAGCACGTATTCCAGGTTGATCTGGATGCGCACGGTGTCGGCGCTGGTGGTGCGCGTAACGAAGTCTGCAGTGTCCGGCAGTTCACCACCGTCGGTGGTGTCCACGTTGCTGTATAACGGAATGGTCTCATCCGGCATCTGGCTGTAGCCGGAGTGGTAGACGCTCACGCCCTCGTAGTTGGACAGCGGCGTGCCGGCATTGGTGAACACGCCCACGCGGCCGACGCCGATGCCCGGCGTGAGCACCATGCCGACGTACTGGTTGTCGCCCTCGTAGAAGGTGTAGGGCTTGCTGGCGAAGTCGGGCGCAATCAGCATGCGGCCGAACAACAGGCCCACCGGCTCATAGGGGCGCATGCGGTTGCGCGGCGCCCCCAAGCTGTAGACGGTGCCCGCCGTGCTCGGCCCTGCAGGACTCTCTACCTTCGGCCCGAGCGCTTTATTGATCAGGACCGAACCGGCAACAAAGGCTGCCGTGTATGCAACCGCCGCACCGGTGGTGCCCAGCCCTGCCGCCCACGTCGCGCCAGCGCCGCCAGTGAAGTAGATCAGCGCGGCCATCGCCACGATGTACAGCGCGTTCCTGCCGACCGCTCCGCGCACCTCGATGACCTGGCCATCCTTCGGATAGACATAGGCCCACAGGTGGCGCGGCACGACGCGACCACCAATGTGTACGGTCCAGTCGCCCTGATCCAGGTCGATCACATGCCGTTCCAGGAACTCGCAGAGGCGCTCTCCCGCCTTCAGGTCCATCGCAATGTGTCGCTGCCCTTCCAGCGTCACTGGGTGCGGCGTCAGCACCAGCTGGCCGTCGCTTGCAGGCGTAGTCATCAGACCCATGTGTAATACCCCTCGATCCGTGCGCCGTAGTCCGGCAGCTCGCGCACCCGGTGCAGCCAGCTGCTACCGAGCGCGCTGGTTGTGTGAAGCACCCAACACTCGTGGGCCAAGTAGAAAAAGACGCCGACGTGCCCGGGCCGGCTTTGGCCCTTGTCGAACATCAAAACCAGGTCGCCGTCGACCGGCGTGCTAGTTGGTGCGGCATACGCGCGGGACAACTCGCCGAGCGCCGCCTGACCTGCAGCACCACGCGGCCGTCGCGCAGGCACATGCACCTCGCGGCCGAACAGCTCGCGCTGCACCTGCATCACCAGGTCGGCGCAGTCGTAGCTGTCGGCGTCGTACGGGATGTTGAGGAACCGCTCTACCTCGCTGGCCCGCATCAGAAGATCCCCGGCAGCGTGAAAGGGTTAGCGCGCAGCTTTACGGCCTGCTGCCGCATGAAGAAGTCCACGCCGATCTGCGCGGTGATCAGCGGGCCAGCGGCGCGCACTTGCGTCAGCGGGAGGTAAAACCGCCGCGCAATGACGTCGGGCTGCGCACGGTCCGTGATCAGGACACGGCACATCACCATTTCGTTAGGCTGAAGGCGCTCCAGGTCATCGGTAATACCGCGGCCGACGTTGTCTACCTCTAGCTGCGCGCGCGGCGTCTGCCCGGCCGCGTCCGTGGGCGGCGTGAAGCGGAACGAATACCCGGCGTAGGTGTTGCCGTTGCTCACCCAATCCTTCGTGTCGTTGGCAATGCGCAGCACCGCGCCGAATGAGGGAGCGGTCATCTCCAGTAGCTCCAGCGGCCCATCCGGATCCGTCACGCGCTGCCGGCGTTCAAGGAAATTGCTCATCGGCGGTACTCCAGAACAGCCTGACGCGTGCCCTGGGTGAACGCGGCGTTGGCGGCCTGCAAGCGGCCAACGGCACCACCCTTGAAGCGAGCGGAGATCTGCTGCCGCGTGCGTGGGTGCACCATGTCGAAGTAGCCCACGCGACCGATTTCATCGAAGTAGAAGTCGTCGAACGCCGCCATCGATTCGGCCGTCAGGAACACCATGGTGACCGGCAGCTCCACCATGACGCGCGTGTTAATGATTGCCTGCTTGGCTGGTCCGCGCTCCATCTCCGTGCGCTGCACAGAAGGGTCCGGTTCTTCGCCCAGGTCACTGGCAAGCAGACGGATATTGTTGGGAAAGTTAGCCACTAGGCGCTCTCCCAGGGAGAACCATTGACGGTCATACTCCGTCCTCCGGCCAATGAAGATTTGAACAATGGAAAATCAAGATGTGGACCTCAACGTTATGGGTCGCCTGGCGTCGCTCAATGTCTTAGTGGCGTTCGCAATCGCCACGGCGACACGCGAGCACGACGATCCGCGCGGAGCTGCTTTCGACGTGATTTCAGCGGCAGAAGAGGAGTTGGCGGAGACAATCGCCAACGTCGACAAGTCGGCGCCGGCTCATGTCATCGCCAAGCTTGGTGATGCCGCCAGACGCAATACGATGTCGGTTGGCGTACTGGTGGATGCCTTTCTGAAATCTATGGGCGCCTCGCCGCGCGAAAGCGAATAGGCACCTAGCGCCGCTCTCTGATGTCAAATCGGCTTTTTTGAGCGGCCGCTGTCTTTCCGCCGTTTGCTGTGTCATTGGCGACGATGTTGATGACGAACGTCTCCAGCTGCTTTCCGTCCGGCATCGTTGACCGCTGCTCGCGCGCTTGCACCTGAGCACCTCCGTAGTTATTGATTTCGATCTTGGTTTCAGCGGTGCTCGCTGTGCCTGTGCCAGCGCCCATAGCAGCGGCAGGAATGACCTGCCCACGATTGCCCGGAATCAGGTAGCTGCGACCACCCTGCTGAAACAGCTCCGGATCGCCGCCTTCGCCCACTTCGTAAAGCGAGCCCGGTGCGACTGGGCCGCCATTCGCGCGACTGCCTCCATAGCTGAAGCCACTGACTAGTGAATCACCCAAGCTGCTCGTGATCGACTGCGTGCCGCCAGTAACTGCAGCAGATCCGGCTGCCCCAACTCCACCACCCATAAACGCACCGATCAGACCAACCGCCTGCTGCTTGAACGCATAGCGCGCCAAGTCGGCGATCATCGAATCGATCAAGCTGCTGAAGGACAGCTTCCCGGTTTGCGCCAACCTCACGAACGCGTCTTCGCCGGCGCTAAGGCCATTCACAAGAAGCGAGCCAGCTTGCTCAGATGCATTTGCTGCGGCAAAGACGTAGTCGTCCCACACGCGCGTGAAGCCTGTTCGCCAATCGCCCAGCAAGTCCATCCGCTGCTGCTGGTAGCCCCGCTCGATGTCTAGCGAACGCGAGAGACTCCCCTCCAGCTCCGCCACTTGTGCGTTGTACGCGCCCGGGCTTAGTGCGGTGTTCTTGTCCAGCTGTGCCTTTTCGAGCTTCTCCCGCTCGCGCAAGTACTCTCGCTGAATCTCCAATTGACGCTGCAGCATTTGCGTGGCGTCGGCGCCGCGACCGATGCCCATGAGATCGACATTGGATTGCTCCTGTCGCTGCTTCTCAAGCTGTTTCAGCCGCTCGGTGAGAGCTGCCTGCGCTGCCAGCTCGCGCTGAGTGCGGAGCGATTCGTCGTTGATCTTTTCCTGCGTCACCAAGTGGGCAAGCTTCGCGTCGACCAGATCCTTTTCGGCCCTTGTGGCCTTCTGATACGTATCCCCGGCCCGTGTCCTTTCGGCAAACTTCTCTGCTGCAGTCAGCTTGTCCGTCGACAACGCCTGAGCATCTATCGCCGCCGTCTGCTGGTTGATCTGATTGATCAGCGTCGCGAACGACGTGTCCTTTCTCCCAATACCTTCCCGCTGGTTGAACTGTTTGTCGATCTGCGCGTTGGACTGCGCGATGAGCCTTTGCATTGAGCCATCGGATAGACGCGAATCGGGGTTCCCCTTCGCGTCGCGCGCACCCTCCAGCTTGTTGTAAAGCTCGATGATCTTGTTACGCGCAGCCAGCTTTGCCGACTCACGGTCAAGCCCGGCAAGCCGCGTGGTAAGTGCTTCCGATGCTGCCTTAGCCGCTACATCCTGCTCCTGGTAGACCTTCGCCAGATCTTCAATCGCTTTGCCACCATTTACCTCCACCTCGAAAACCGGCGTGGGCATGCGGCCGCCGCCGATCAGAGAGTTCAAACGCTGCATCTGAGCCTTTGGCGACGCGAGCGTAGCGATCATGTCGAACTGCAGGCCGGATGCAGGGAGGAGGTTCTTCAGTTTGCCGCCCAGCTTCTCCAGCTCAGTGCTGAAGGTCATTACCTCGCCCCAGGCACCACCGACCTCGTCCTTCACATCTCGCCACCACTTCACCAAGCTAGGCATTGCTGCCTCGGCTTGATTGGCCACGTTGATCGAGCGCTCGTAGTAGATCTGCAGCGCTTCAGCAACAGCCTGCTGCTCGTTGCCCTCCTCCTGCAGCGTGCGGATGCGCTCCAGCTGCGCGGCGTTGAGGAAGCCCTCTTGATTGTTGAGTGCCACCAGTGCATTCACAGGATCACGCGCGATGCGCTGGAACGCCTCCACGGTCTTGCTGCTGGCCTGACCGGTGGATGCCTCCATGCGCGCGGCCGCCTCGGCGACCATCAGGAACTGCTTGCCGGCGAACTGGCCGGAAGCTGCCACCGAATTGAGCGCATCGACGGCGCCTCCGCGTGACACGCCCGCGAGCTTGTCGATCTCGCCAACCAAACCCCGGAACTGCGCGCCACTGATGTCGGCATTGCGGCCGGTGAGGATTAGGTTCTTCTGGAAGTCGAACAGCTCGTCCTGGCTCTGTTTCAGGGCCACCGCCAACGCGAGTGCAGCGGCGGCAGACACGGTCAACGGGTTGACCATGCCCAGCACGTAGGACGACACGGCCTTTGCTGCAGGGCCGATGCCGCCGAGCTGGTCCTTCAGCTGACCACCCTGCTGGATCGCCACCATCCATATCGGCTGGCCGGCGACCACGCTGGTGACGATGTCCGTCATCTGGGCTGGAATCATGCGCATCGCCGCGGCCGTCTGGCGCGCGGTCATGCCGTATTGCTCGGTGGTGTTCTTGGACTTCAGCAGCGCCTGCCGGCTTGCCTCGATCTGCGCCTGGTATTGCTGCATCACCTGCGGCTTGATCAGCCCCAGATCGCCGGCACGCTCCAGCCGCTCCTCCATCTCGGCCAGCCGGTTCAAGCCGGCAACGGTGGGATCGATCTGCGCGAGCAGGCGCTTCAGGTTGATCTCCTGCGCCTGCGCCGCTGCCGCTGCCTCGCGCGCCTGATTGGCGGTGCGTGCGTCGGCTTCCTGCAATGCACGTGCACGCGCAACCATGCGTTCCTGCTCGGTGCCGGCGCGCGACATGGCTGCGGCCTGCACGTCGATCCCCGCCGCCGCGTCGCGCGCAGCTTCCGCCAGTGCACGATCCGACAGGTTCGACGTGCGGCCTGCTTCGGCGTAGGTCATCGCCTGCTGCGCGACGCTGCGGTAGCGAGCCTCCTGCTGCGCCAGCTGCTGCTCCAGCTTCTCCGACGCCGCAGCAGACGCGCTTGCATCGGCAGCAGCACTCTTGCCCGCCGCGCTGTAGGCCTTCAATCCGGATGTTGCGCCGGAGAGCCGGCCTTCCATGGCCGCCAGCGCCGAGACGATTTCCGCCTGCGCGCGGTTCATCGCCTGCAGCTCGGTGATGACCGTGCCGGTACCGACACCGATGCGTTCAAGCGCGCCGCCCAGGCGGTCGCCCAGCGCAACGGCTGAGCGGTCGATCGAGCGGGACATCGACTGGAAGTAACGCTCCAGCCGATCGGCAGAGCCACTGGCCTTGTCGGCAGCGGCGGCGTTCTGGTCGAGCGCATTGGTGCCTGCCACCAGCCCGGTCGAATCGACCTTGTAGCCAAGCTCGGCGATATCCATCAATCAGCTCCAGGTATTGCCAGGTTCGGGCGGTCGCTCGCGCGCCGCTGCTTGTTCTTCGCGCACGGCACGCAGATAGGCGTCGTCCATCGCGATGAGCATCTCCATCTCTTCGGGGAGCACATCGCGCCGCAGCAGGCGCTGCCATGCATCCAGTTCGGTGTAAGACAGCGCCTCAGGGCCGGATCTACGCCGGCCAGAGATCAACCAGAACCAGTCCCACACGTGCACCGCTTCTTCCGGCAGATCGACTTCAGGCGCCGGTTCTTCGAAGCGGGCATTGCGCTGCCGCCGCGTCTCGCCATTGGCGTCCGGCATGTCGTACCGGACGGTGAGATAGGTGGCGTCAGAGATCCTCGCCTTCAGCGCTGCGAAAAAACTCCGCGCGGTTGCCCAGCTCCACCTCCAGCTGATCGCTGATCCATGGGAGCTCCTTCAACACCTTGCGCAGCGATTCGTCGGTCAGATCCGGCTTGCTGCCGTGGAAGGTGAGGTCCCCTTTCCACTCCCAGCCGCCCACAGAAGCCACGAGCATGTCGGTGCGGCCCTGCTCCATCTTCGATGCGGTCAGCTTACCCTTGCCCATCAGGCGGTCATCCAGCGCCTTGCGGCTGGCCTCGCGCACCTTCGGGTGGGTATCGGGCAGCAGGGTGATGCGCAAGCCCACAGGAGCCTCGGTGGCGGGATGCTTGATATCGATGACGCGCTCGGCGGCAACGATGGTGGTCAATTCGGTCATGGGTGATCCTTTGCGATCGATCCGGAGAGGAAGCGAGGGAAGCCGGCTGGATCAGATCCGGCTTATCAGGCGGCCGCCCTATCCCCCGCTGTTCGGTTACGGGGTGACGGGTGCCGGCACTTCGATCGGCACCTGGTTCAGGGCGAGCGAATAGACGTGCAGCACGAAGTCCTCGTTGCGGCCACCGGGCGTGCGGGGACCGGTGACCAGGCCGCGCAAGTACTCGATCTCGCCGGACGGACGCTCAACCTTGAAGGCGTACGCGTCGGCCACCGTCGGCTGGCCAGCAGCACGCATGGCGACCTGACCCGGATCGTCCAGCACGCGTGCCACTTCCACCTCGGGGTCGCCGGCATTCGAGATGCCCTTGCCCTTCAGTGCGACGGCGGTGTCCCACGTGTCGTAGGTGACGATGTTGGTGGTCAGACCGCGCTCGCCGACGCTGCCGACCTTCTTGACCTGGACGAACGTCAACGCCGCGAACTGGGTCTGGGTCAGATCCTCGTTCTTCGGCGTGGCGCAGATGAAGAGCTTGGAACCGCTATTGGTTTGTGCCTCAGCCATTGCTGATATCTCCTCGCTTTGGGCATAAAAAAACCCGCCACGGGGCGGGGTTGGGGAACGAAAAAGGCCCGCTCAATGGCGGGCCTCTCTCGATGAATATGGTGCTGATGATGTGGATTCGAACCACCGCTCCGCGCGACAAGAGCTGGCCCAATCCCATGGCCTGACCCATGGGCATGCATGTGGGCGCGTCTCCCACAACCCCCGGCTGCACCGATCCAGGCCGGGACAATCCATCAGCAAATTAAGCGTAGCTCAGCTGTCGAAGCCGCGCCACATGATGGTCACCGGATGCATGTGCCGCTCCGGGTCTTGAATGATGGTTGAGGTCCAGGGCATGCGGTACACGCGCATGCCGGCGAAGGTCGTGCCCTTGCCGAATGCCGCGATGATCTGGTCTGTAAGCTGCGTTCCGACCATGATGCCGGCGCCCGGCCGATAGCACGCTGACAGCTGACCGAAGCCCTGCAGCAGCGACGGCCCGTCGTCCTCCATGCCGTAATTCTGCGTCTGGTTGGGGAACCACTGCAGCTCAAGCCATGAACCGCTGGTCGGCGGGGTGAAGCCGATGCCCGGATAGGAGCACGGCAGGCCGATACTCACGGCGAAGGCGCCAACCAGGCCGGCGAAGGCGTCATAGATCGCGGTATCGCTCATGGAATGCGTGCCTTCACCTTTGCGGTGACCTCGTTGACGATGAAGTCCCAGTTCTGCGCCGTAGCTCGCATGAAGCCCTTGCCGGCCTGCTCGTACTGCCGGCCCAGGCTGTCCTTGCCACTAAATCCATGCTCCATGCGCATCGCATAGGCGGCGGTCCAGCCAGCCCATACCGACTCGCCCAGCTGCAGCGCTGCGAAGACCAGCGCGGGGTCGCCGCTTTCCGAAGACGCTGGGCCATCTTTGGATGCCGCGACGGAATTGCGCAGGAACCCGGTATCAACCGGCATCTTCCCGCCCCGCCCCTCCGGCGTGTTGGCCTGATCCATCACCGCCTGCGCCGAATCGCGGAAGATCGCCTCCTGGCGCAGCTTTGCCTTCTCGGCGAATGCCCTGACTTGATCACCGAACTTGCTTGCCACGTAGCACCTCCGCCGTCATGTCGATCCGGTACTGCTTCGTGCAGCGGCAGCCGACTATCTCCTCAGGGCCTGCGCCCAGGCTCGTGTCGCCCGGATGGTTCAGCAGCGCGCCGCTGGGCGACTGGAATGGCTCACCGAATGCGCGTTTCTGCCCGTTCATGGCCTTGTGTGTGTGCCGGGTTCGCCTATCACCGGTGTCCGACCACGTGCCGGTTACGTTCTCCGGGGCCAGAGCTCCCGATGCGATCTGCTGCCGATACGCCTCTTCTCGCCCGGCGTTCATGCTGGTAATCGACTCGGTACGCGCGATCATCTCTCCCCGCAGCTGCAGCAGCCTGTCCGAGTAGCGGCCGGCGATCTTGTCGATGTCCGCCTGCGATACCGGCTTGCCGACGGCGATTGCGCGCTTGACGATGCCGTCCAGGCGCTTGTCGCGTCGCTTCCGACCGAAGTACTTCGCCATTTCCCTTGGGTCACCGCTGGCCAGCTCGCCGCGCATGCTCTGCACGAACTGGCCCTGCTGCGCTGTCAGCCCCAGCACGCCACCGGTGCGCCGGCCTGTGTCACCGACCCGCCCCACGATGTCCAGCGCGCTCTGTCGTGGATTGCGGCCGGCGACCATGCCGCTCTCCAGCACGTTGCGGATCAGCGTGCGCTGGTCGTTGACGATGCCGGTGATCAGGTTGCTGGATTTGTCGCGCAGCCATGCTTCGGCGGTTGCGTTGCGCAGGTCGAAGGTCGGCCGCAATGCAGGCGACCGCACGTCCTGCCGTGGCTTGTAGTTGCCGGTGATGATCGGATCCAGGCTGAGCCGCATCTTCGGCATCTCCGAGACGCCCTGCTGCCCGCCTGCCGCGTAGGCGTTGCGCAGGGCTTCACCCAGATCGGCAAAGCGCGGCTCGTCTAGCCCCATGACGGTGAGCACATCGTCGATGCGCCCAGCCTGCAGCAGGTCTGCGATGAGCTGCACGCCTGCCTGATTCGTGACCTCGGATATCGCCCTGAGAAAAGCGCGCGCGATGGCCGGCTCCAGCTTCGCCGCCAGCTGTTCGAGTTGGCGGGAAGTCGTTGCGGCCATCAGCGTCTCGCATGGAATTCGTACATGAGGATCTGCCCGCCCGGTGACAGCGGCTGCAGGTCAATGAAGCGATACAGCACGCCGCTGAGCAGGATCCGGTCGTCCTTCGTCGGCTCAATGGCGACATCGGTGGAGATCAGCCCCAGCTTGTCCCCCTGCAGTACCAGCGTGGCGTCGCGGTTGGTCAGGCTGTACTCGGTTTCCACCACCTTGCAGTCGTGCCGCGTCGGCGGCCCCTGCTGCGGGTTGTGCGGCGGCCCGGTGACGGCGCCATCGCGCTCCAGCTGCGTGAGGTAGCCATAAGTGCCGATCAGCCTACGAGCGGTCGCTTCCAGTCGGGCGTAGATCGCGGCAGCCATCAGACCACCATCACTGCTGGGAACATCGCCGGACGACGCAACAGCGGCGCCAGGATCTCGTCGATGCCCGGAATGATTGGACGATTAGGCGTGCTGCCCGCAATGGTGCTCGCGCCGTATGAGACCTCGATCGGTCCGACCTTCTCGCGCGTGACCTGCGCGCTTGCGACGTAGTCCGGCGACAGGCTGCCGGGCTCCATCAACTCGCGCAGCGCTGCTTCGTACGCCGCGTGCTCAACCTCGATCGGCACCACATCGGGAGCGATCGGGTTGCCGTCGTAATCGAATGCGCCGGTGCGTGGCCACTCGTTCGGCTGGCCACGCCCGTCTGTACGCACGCCGGGAAACATCGACTGCCACCGGCCCGAAAGCAGGAGCACCCGGTACCGGCCGTCGATGTAGTCGGTACCGCGCACCAGCGACGCCTTGCGGGCATCCTCGCTGCCTGCTGCCCATGCCGTGTTGCCACGGATTCGGTGATAGTCGTCTGCTCCTTCCAGCGTGCCGTACATGGTCAGCTCCCGGTCTTCGACTTCTCGGCTTCGTCCAGCGCGGCCTGCAGCTTGTCCACGCCCCAGCGCTTGTCGTGCTTGATGCCGCCGGCTTCCAACTTGGCGATCAGATCGACCTTCTTCTGGTCGTCGGCGACCTTCGCATCGATCACCGCCTGGGCAGCTGCAGCAGCTTCGGCCTTCAGCGCGTCGAGCGATGCGCTGATGCGTGCCTCGCGGTCCACCTCGTCCAACGAGTTCCAGTCTTTCAGCGACAGGGCCGAGGCCTTGAACGCGTGCTGCACGACGTCGTCGCGCGTGACGCTATCGCCGCCTTCGATCAGCAGGATGCTGTCGGGAAGGTTGAACGTGCCGAGCAGGAACGGCTCGGTGTCGTCCTCCGACTCGCTGAGGATGTTGGCGGCGAGCCACGCCTGCACGACGGCGTTCTTCTTGATGGCCGGCCAGTTGGGCACGGTGGCCGGCGAGCCGGGGATGATCTCGGTGCCATCCGGCAACGCCAGCGGCGTCTTGTGGTTGTTGCTGATCTTCATTGCATGCTCCCGAAATGAAAGACCCCGGTTGCCCGGGGTCTGTGGTTAAACGAAACCGTCGTAGTGCTTCTTCTCGGCAAGTTGCCTCGCCGCTATCGCCTCTTCCCTTGTGTCGAAAGTGCCGAGTCCGATTACCCGACCCGCCACTCCGATCCTTGCGGACCATCGATCACTATTCGTGCACGGGTGAACGCCTCGGTGCCCGCTTTTGCTGGGCCGCATCACTCGCGAATTGAGATTGTTTTGGGAGCGTGTGGCCAATCGTAGGTTGACCCATCGATTGTCAGACCTATCCGTATTTCGGTGGTCGATATCGGACGCTGGCGGCCAATCTCCGGTCATAAGCAGCCAAACAATGTGATGTGCTCGATAGACGCGACCGAACAGCTTGATCTGCACATATCCATCTTTGCTCGTGCCAGCAATGTCACCAGGCATTCGACCTCCGCCCTGGCACATCACTCTCACCTTCCAACGGAACAACCCCGTGATTGGATCGTAAGAAAGGCGATCTCGAATATCTGCTGCAGTGAACGCACGACGAGCGCGAGGAATTTCTCTCTCGGCAAACTCCGGCCTGCCCATGCCAACCCTCCGAAAGTTTGTCGTGTGGAAGAAGGCCCCGGGTGTGCTAACACTCGGGGCCTTCGCCGTTATAACACCCGCAACGCGCGCCCCTACTTACAGCCCGTCGACGTAGACGACCTGCTTGGGGAGGCGCACGTCCAGGCCGCCCAGGCGCATCACGCCCGGCACGTCCCAGCGCAGCGGGCCGCTCTGGTACACCGGCAGGAAGCGGTGCGGCATCGGCATGTGCAGCTTCAGCACGTTGGCGTCGTAGCGGTACGCGACCATGCGCGCCACGTTGCCGACACCGGCGTTATCCAGGCCGCGCAGGCCACGCACGTCCAGCGGCTGGCGAGTGGTGGCCGTGTAGACGTTGTTGGCCAGGAAGTACTGCAGCACGGTGAGGTCGCTGTACTCGCTCATCTTCTTGGTCGAGATGAGCATGTACTTCGACCACGGCAGCAGCAGACGGTCAGCGATGGCGGTGGTGTTGGTGCCATTGAAGACGTTGATCAGCGCCGCGTTCATGTCGCCGACGATCTGGTCGGACGTGGCGGTACCGGGCGCCTGCAGGGTGCCCCACGCCCCGGTGGGGGCTGCAACTGGGGTCACGCCGGCGGCGTTGAACAGGCCGCTGAAACCCTTGCTGGCGTCGCCAAGCAGCGCAACGCGGTCGACCATTTCCTCGGATGCGCGGCGCGCGGCCGCTGCGTCCTCGTTGGGCAGGTTGATGCCGAGCAGCTGTGCGCGCCCGACCTCTTCCCAGCCGTAGCCGTAGCCGATACCAGCGGTATGCACGCCGGTCTGGAACTGCGAGCGGTTGGTGCCGGCCTTCGGGATGTCGTCGGCGTTGCCGTTGATCCAGTCGGCCTTACCGTACTGGTCCTGCGAGTAGTAGGTGACCGACGTGGCGAACTCGCTGCCGGACGTGTCGACCGGGATCAGATCGCGGTACTGGATGTCCGGATAGACGGTCCGGTAGACGCCGGGCTCGATGATCGTGGTCTGCGAGACCACGAAGCCCATGACTACCTGGGCGTCGAAGAGTGGATGTGCACGCATGTGGCTGGGCTCCTTAGCCGAGACGGACGACGGCCAACTGGGCTGCCGCGGTGGTGCTGGTGTCCCAGCGGGCGCCGGTGATGGCGGTGTTGTTGGTGGCGACGTTGGTGAACGCGCCGGCTGCGGTCAGGTACACCGGATCGCCAGCGGCGACGGCGACCGAAGCGGTCACCCAGATGTCGCCCTTGGTGATGACGCGCGCCGATGCGCGCTGCGGGAACAGATCCAGTCCCGTGGCCGAGCGATCCAGCAGCGTGATGCCGACGAACTTCAGGTTGGCGCCGCCGAACGTGACGATGCCCTTGTCCGCAGCACCCTGTGCCACAGCCAGGCCGAACGCGAGGCCTGCGACGTCCTCGACGTTGCGGGAGATGACGGTGGACGGGAGCATCGTGGCCTGCATGCCGCGCACGGCCGCAGGCTGGATGTCCGGGTAGTTGGTTTGCAGTGCCATGACTTAGGCCCCCTGGTTCTTGGTGCGGTAATCGAGGCCGGTGACGGACGCGGCGTAGCCGTTGTCCTGCACGACGGTGCGGTGTGCGGCGCCATCGCTCAATGCGCGCGCGACCGGATCGAACGCCTTGACGCCATCGGCGAGGATGTCGAAGCGCGCCTCGATGTAGGCGTCGCCCTTGCCGGCGATGGCGGCGTCGCCGAGCTTGCCGATGACGGCAGCCTTGCGAACGTCCGCATCGCTCTTGCCGCGATAGTCGGCGTCGTGGATCGCCTTGGCCGTGGCCAGCAGGTCGCCACGCGCCTGCACGCGCGCATCCAGGGCAGCGGCATCCAACACCTTGCCCTTCAGGTCGTCGATGGCGGCGTCGCGCTTGGCGATCTCGGCATCCTTCAGCGCCAGGGCTGCGGTGTGCTCGGTCGCCTGGCGCGCGGCAACTGCGTTGGAGTCGGAGAGCTGGCGCTGCAGCTTGTCGATGGCCTGGGCGCCGGCGTCGGTGGTCTCGACGGACAGCCCATCGACCAGGACGGTCCGGGTCTTGATGTCAGGCATGGTGATTTTCCTCAGTGGGTTGTCGTCGCCGATACGAAGGTGTTCACCACCGCGCGCCCGGTCGACTAGCGCGAGATGGTTGTTGCGGATGTTTCGTTGCACGGCGTCGTACGGCTCGCCTTCGGGCGTCACGCCATCCTCGAAGACGATCTCTGCGGTGTAGCCCTGCGACAGCTCGACCTTGCCGGCCTCCCAGTCGGCGATAGCCGCCTTGTACATGAGCACCAGCGGCACGCGCACGAACTTGTCGTCGTGCCGCACCTCGTCGCCGGTCTGGCCGACTGCGTACTCTTTCCAGTTGCTGGCATCGACCATCACCGGTGGGTGGTCGTTGGTCATGGGCCGGTGCGCGAAGCTGCGCAGCGTGGCGTCGGAAAAGACCTCTTCGGGCGGCCGGTAGAGGCGCACGATGGGCATGTCCGGCTTGCCCACCTCCGACCCCAGATAGTTCTGGATGCCGGTGCGTGCCACCTTTGCATCGGCCACGAGGTAGCCGTCTGCGGTGCGGCGTGGCGCCGACACCGAGACTCGATCTGTCAGAAACATGGTTCAGTCCTCGCGGAGCTCTTCGAAGATTTCCGGGCCCAGCACGATGCGGCCCCGGTATGGCTCAACCTTCGATAGGTCGATGGGCGCCTTGGTCAGGCTGATGTGCGGGGTGTAGTCCGGGAAGTCATGCGAGGCGCCTGCGCGGACGATCTCCTCATGCCGCCAAGCGAGCTGCGTGGACGCGAACAGGATCACCGCAGACATACCGCCCAACGGCTCGATGGCACGCGGGCCACCGCGAGGGATGACCAGCTCACCCTTGTCGTCGCTGCTCCACTCACTTGCGTTACCCGCCTTGATCCAGTCGAAGCGCTGGCGCGAGTAGGCCACCGTCACGTGCAGGTCGTCGGCGATGTCTGTGATGCCCTGCTCCCGCGCCCAGGCTTCGATCTCTGCTGCGTTGAGCACGTCCCGGCGCACGTACAGCGAGCGAGGCTCGGCGTCGGTCAGCGGATTGCCCTGGTTGCCCTGCGTGGCTGCCAGTGCGGCCGCTGCACGCTCGTCCTCGTCCTGATCCTCCTGCCAGTCCGGGTTCGCCTTGGTGAAGTCGTCCATCGCCGATTCCAGGCCAGGCGCTACGCCCGCCTCGGTCAGCATGTTGACCGCCACCTCGGCCAGCACCTCGTCGGGAATGAGCTTGGTGTCGGCGAGGGTCTTGATCGTGTCGGCCGTGGTCTTGCCGTTGGTGGCGCGCTCGGTGTCGCTGGTCTGCCACAGGCTGCGCCAGCTGTAGAACACGTCCTTCGGTCGGCTGCCGAGCGCCGAGTAGATCAGGCACTCATCCAGCACCGACATGGCCGGCGTGTAGATGAGTTCCTGGCCTGACTTGATGCGGTCGTAGTAGTTCCGGATGTCGTTGTCGCCGGTGCTGTTCAAACCGCCGGGCGACTGGCCCAGAAGACGCGTCAGCGGGATATCCGCCGCGCCTGACACCTGCTGTAGGAAGGCCAGCATCACGTCGACCAATCCGCTAAAGGACGCCGACTTCTGCGTGTACGTCTCCTCCCCATCCAGCACCAGCATGCCGTTGATGCCCTTGGCCATCGCCGCGAGCTGCAGGCGCTGGAGCAGCTGCGCCTCATACGCAGGATCTGCCAGCTGCGACATGAGGTTCGGGATGTTCAGCACATCGACCTTGGCCTCGAATACCAGGCTGGCGATGTTGGCGCTCGTGCTGTCTGCCTGTTTCACCGCGTCACTGATCGCCATCAGCACCGAGTCGCCCCAGCCGTCACCGTGGTCGATATCCGGGTCCGGCCGATGGGCGCCGTGCAGGATGACCAGCCGCGAGGGGTGAATTTCGACCTGACCGGCTCGGGCTGATGTCAGCGTGTAGAACGCGGGCTGGCCGTAGGTGGGCGACTCGGCATCGCGATCCTGCTCGCCTGCAGTCAGCATGCGCTTGGTCAGCACGTTGAGGTGCTTGATGCCCTCCTTCCTGACGCGCGTCGGATCCAGCGGCTTCGTGGGGTCCGTATCACCGGTACCGATGTAGATCGCAGCGCCACCGAACAGCCGCGCCTTGGTGTGCGCCTCCAGCAGCTTCACCTGCAGGCCAAGGCGCTTCTCCTCCGCCTCAAGGGCGCTGATCTGAGTCTGATCGGCGTTCCATGTCCGCCAGTTGCGGCAGCCGTCGAGCGCGGGGATGTCGATGATCTTGCGAGCGAGCCACGTGCCGCGATAGGCGTTGCTGGCATCAATGTCGCTCAGCGGCGCGAGCGCGTAGTGGCTGTGCAGCGCCTTGTCGCGCGAGGTGCCCAGGTTGGCCACGAGATTGACCAGCCCGTCTTTCAGTTGTGCGAGCTTGCCCATCAGAGTGCGTTTCCAAGGTTGTAGGTGCTGCCTGTGACCAGCTCAGCGAATGCGCCAGAGAGCGCGTCGACCTGGTCGTCGTGTTTGGCGTTGGGGAACTCGGCGATCTCGTCGAGGAAGGCGGCCACCCACGGGCCATTCACCAGCTTGATGTTCCCGGCCTCGGCCTGCGCCTCCACCGGTGTTGCGCGGACCTCCTTCGATCCGGACTCGATCGCGGCCTTGATGTCCCAGCCGGCGAGCAACTTGATCTGGTGCGCGGCGTTGGACTTGCCGGCGGCGCCAGGATCCTGCGGGATGCGTACCTTGATCGTCCTGCCGTCCTGCCGCGCGGTGTTCGTCAGCATCCGCTCCACGCCGGCGGGCGACACCTGGTCGCGCACCACGTCGAGCACGTAGTAGATGCCGCCCGTCTCGCCCAGCAGCAGGCCGACCGTGTAGTCGGGATCGCTGCTGGTCTTCTCCTTCGGATCGGTGGCGGCAAAGTCCCAGCGCCGAACCTTGCGCGCGGTCGAGATGGCCGGTGCCGCTTCCACGACCTCGAACCAATCTCGCTTGAACGAGCCACCGTCGCGCGGTGTTGGCCGCTGCTGGTACTGGCCGGCATACGCGTAGGTGCCTTTGGCGCGCTTCAGCCGTTCGATCTCGGCGCGGGGGAAGCGCTCCGGAAAAAGCAGCTCGCCCTCCTGGGTGCGCGGATCCTCGAAGAACAGCTTGCCGTCGACGTAGGTGCGGCACGGACCGCCGGTCTTCTTGCCGTCCTTGTCCGTCCGCTCCTCCTCGAACTCCATCGGGAGATTGAGGTGGACGAAGCCCAGGTCCAACTCCATCGCCACCGCTGCAATGTCCTGCTGGTGCAGGCGCTGCATGATGATGACCATGGCCGACGACGTGATGTCGTTGAGGCGGTCGGTGATGCCCTCGCGAAAGATGCGGACGGCGGTTTTGCGCTCGGCGTCGCTCTCGGCTGTTTCGGTTGAGTGCGGATCGTCGACCTTGACCCGGTCGCCGCGTCCGCCCGTCATTGAGCTGAAGGGTCGGGCCTCACTGAAGCCGTTGCCGGTGTTCTCGAACTTGCCCTTGGCGTTCTGGTCGCCGCGCAGCTTCAGCGGCCACGCCGCCTGATACTGGTCGCTCTCGATGAGGCGCCGCAGCTTCAGGTTGTCGCGCAGGACGTTCGGCTGGCTGTAGGAGGTGGCCAGCGTCTGCAGGTCGGCGCGGCCGCATGGCCCCCACTCCCAGGCAGTCCAGAACACCAGCACCAGCGACTTCATCATGCCGGGCGGCACGGTAATCAGCAGGAACTGGATGCGCCCCTCTGTGACCGCCTCCAGGTGCAGGCACATCGCCCGCAGTGCCCAGCCGATCTTGAGCGGCCGGGTCGGTTCAAGCACGTGCCAGTGCTCGCGAATGAATCCTTCCAGCGACTGCGAGCGCGCACGGATGCCTTCGACATCCTCAGCGATGCGCAGGCGCTCGCGCTCAGCCTCCCGCCTCGACCTCTCCGCTCGGATCTCCGCCAGCGACGGCAAGCGGACCGAGGATCGATTCAAGGCGATCGAGCTCATCGTCTGACAGTTTGCTCAGGTCGTAGGTGCCAATGGCACCGGAGTGGCGGTGGCGCTCGACGGCGAGGCCGTACAGCTTTGCCTTGCCCATGGTGGCGGCGACCATCGCGGACGCCTGCTTCTCTCCCTGGGCAATGCCCCGGGCTTCCTCCAGCTCTGCAGCCAGGGAATGCACGGTCACGGCTGCCTGCTGGGCGACCTTGGCCTGCGCCTTCTGGATGGCGGCGGCGATGTCGGGTTTGGTCAGGTTCTCCGACCCGACACTCCTGGCGGTCTTCTCGCTGTACCCGGCGCGGATGGCCGCCTGGGTTGCGTTCTGGTCCTTCAGGTACTCGACCACGAACCGTTGCTGCTTCTGGGTCAGCCCGGGCGCTGCACGCGCCGTGGGCTTGGGTTTCTTCTTAGGCATGGGTTTGGCTCCCCGGGTGGGGCCGAGGTGTGTGTCGGAAATTGCGGGAGTGGATGCAGCTCCTTGTCCGCAGCAGGCTGCAAGGGGGGTAGCGGGTTTAGGAACGGCCTGAATCCACGTTCAGCCTCGACCTGATTCTTCGGAAACAAGAGGTTCGACCCCTCTTTTTTCCCTCTCAGACTCCACGACAACAATCCAAAGCAGGTAATCGCCACACATGGAATACGATCAGATCATCGTCAATATCATTGGCCGCTTGGTTGTAGAGGGCACCAAGATGCTTCTGCATATGGGATGCAAGCACTGGCTTAATCGCGGTCAGAGGCAATCACGGTTTGGCAGGCGCGGAGCTGGTCGTCGGCGTCACGGCCGACTCGAACAACAGCACCCGCAAACTCGTCTCGGCGCTCGGCGGCCGCATCACGTTCGGCGGCGCCGGCGGAAGCCTCGGTGAGGCGCTGGGTTTCACAGCTGGCCCACCCGTCCCGCAGCTTGAGAGCACCACTGCGCAGGTCAGCCACAACAGCATCAGGGACGGCTTGGGCCGCCTGCCGGTCTTCTTCATGCTTGGCTCCAATGTCGGCCAGTGCCTCGGCCTGTTGGTGTTCGGTGGATCGGGCGGCCTGCTCAAAGGCCAGGGCGCCAAGGGCGGCCCCTGCCTTCTGCTCGCTGGTGGCACCCTCGGCGCGGTCTCCGCGCCAGGCCCAGCCAGCACCGAACATGAGGCCAGACCAGATAATCAAGGCAACGATGGTGCCGTTCATGCGGTCACCATGTGCAGCCAGGGCTTCAGCAATCCCCATAGCCAGGGCACCAGCCAAAACAACAGCGCGAAGATCGCCGCGCCGGCCAGCGCGGCCATGACCAGCAGCGCCGTGAATGCGCCATCCAATCCACTTCCATACATGGTCAGATCCTCGTGTTGGTGTAGGTGATCCAGATCCAGGCCAGCGCGGCCAGCAGCAGCCCGCACAGGGCGGTGATCAGCCAGCCGGGTGGCTCGCGTGGAGGCGGCAGGCCTCGGTCCCAGTGATCGGCCATGTCAGGAGCCCGCCTCGCGCTGCGACCGGTAGTAGTAGCCGCCGATGGCGCCCATCAATGGCCCCAGGTTTCCCAAGAGCAGCATGAGCACGTCCTTGTTGCCCGCTGGGATCTCCGAGTTGACGAGCACGGCGATGGCCAAGCCATAGAGCAGGAACACGATAAGGGCGATGCCGAGTCGAGCCGTGCCCATGTTTCGGGTGATGAAGGTCATGGCGCACCCGCCGATGCTCCCATCACCAGCTTCATGACCAGCCGACTCACCGCGCGCTTGTCGCGATCGGTGGACAGGCTGAAGTAGTCCCATCGGAACTCCTGGATGATCGAGCCGAATTCCACCCAGTCGCCCTTGCGGGCAGCTGCCCATAGCTCGCTGCTACCGCGTACTGCCTCGGCGCCGATGATGTCGGCGATCGCGATGATGTAAGGCAGCGAGGGGCGCATCTCCGGGTGGACCGTCAACAGCTCGAAGAAGCGCCCGCGCAGCAGGTGCTGGGCGACCATCAGATCCTCGGTCAGCTCCATGGTCGCCACCTGCTCACTCTGGTCACGCAGCTCGATCGCTCGTCCGTAGCCGAGACGCATCACGTTGTGGCCATCGAGGCGCGGACGCTGCGTCAGGCCCCACACCTCTTTCAACAGCACGACCGCCTCATCGCGCGATTCGCGCTCGACCTGCAGTAGGCCTGCGTCGTCCAGGTCCGGCATCGTCATGCACTCCCAACCTTGCCGCCGGCCTTGGTGTACGCCGCGATGAGCTTCTCGATCTTGTGCTCTGGCTGGCCATAGCCGGCACCCGGCAGGCTGGCCCACAGGTTGCGGACCTTGGCCACCGCCTCCACGAAGCGACCGGCCTGGATGTCGGCGATCGCGCGCCGTTCCTTGATCAGCTGCAGCGCCCACCGGTCCTGCGAGAGCGGGCCGAAGTCCGGCAGCTTCAGCAGGTCGCGGTAATGCGCGTAGTCCTTGAGCATGAACTGGTAGCGGCCAGACGCATTGCTGGTCAGCCCCTTCGAGTTGATCGCCTTCGACTTGCGGCCGCCGGCGAACGGATGCCGGGAATAGTCGGTGAAAATCTCCGGCTTGCGATCAGCGCCGGTGACGATGACGTCGTACCCGGCGTTCTTCGTGGCCGGGCTGGTGGACGTGCCTTCCGAATGCGCAAGCATGTCGAGGAAGGCCACGACGTTGCGGCCACCGGCTTGTTCGGGCGTGATGACCGCCATTGCTGTCTCCAAACAAAAAGCCCCGCCGGCTGGCAGGGCTGAGCCGCGCGTCGGCGGCGGAATAGGTGCCGGTTACGGTTCCGGCGCTGCATGCGCAGCCGTCTCCCGGGCGTCTCTCGACGAGCCGGAGGTGCCGCGACCGGGTACTCCCAGTCCAAGCGGCGATAGGTGCCCGCTCCGCTGCCGGCTAGGCATAAGAGTTGATCCGGTCTGGGATGCGGGCATTGAAGAACGGCGAGCACCGCCGCGGTGGTCCTGTCCCTTCAGCAGGTCCGCTGCGCCGCGCTGGTCCCGCCCAGCTGGGCAGATCGCGGCAGTGCTCTCCGATAGGTACCGACCGCCGCCGGCGGATTGGTGGGCGGCGTCATGTCGCCGGCCCGTGCGCGATCCCGGCGCGCAGCGCCTCGCTTCTCGACGAGGACCTGGCACGCTGGCAGCGGTCGGTATTGGGGCCCCCAGAAACGCGAAAACCCGGCGCTGGGCCGGGTTTCAGGTGGAACTTTTGACAGTTGCAGAATTAGGGCATTTGCGTGTGCAACTTGTCAAGCGGCAGAATCACTGACACCTCTACTGTTGCAAGGGATACAGATGGCGAACGGAATTACGCTCAGTGACGGCCGCATGATCAATGCGGACTACATCGTCTTAGTAACTTCACTTGTGCGGAACGGCGCGAATTCGGGTTTCCGAATAGACCTCAGCAACTCCCAGCAAGTAATTGTCAGCGGGGACGAGTCTGCTGCTGCCCAGGACTACTACAAAGTTTGCCAAGCAATCGGCGTTGGTCGCTCTGTCAGCAACCTTTAAGCGGCGACAGCTACGCCACTCAGCCAATCAATTCCACGTTGTAGCTCGCGGCGGTACTGCCAGACCGACAAAGTGCCGCCGTACTGCTCTGCCACCATCCTGGCCTTTACCGCCTGGCTCGCCGCCACGGTGAACTCTGTGCGCACCACCAGCAAGCGCAGTGGGAACTGCCTGGACATCGAGGCCAAGGCCCGATCGATCCAACGCAGGTCGTCGGGGATGCCGATGTCGACGGCGACCTCAGGATTGTCGTGCGGCCTGTCGGCGTCATTTCGCGCGCGCACCGGATCGACAGCCCATGCCGGGATTTCGCCCAGCGCTGTCAGTCCGGCCTGCTCGGCCATGAAGCGACGCCGCTGCCGACCATCGCGCTCGACCAGCTCGCAGAAAGCCTGCTCCACCGTCTTCGGCGCATAGTCCTTCGCGTTTTCCAGCACGTGCCGGCTGCGGTCGGCGCGGCTCAGGGTGTAGCGGTTTGCGTGGGCGTATCCCCAACGGCGCAGCTCAGCGAGCAGCGGATCTTCCTTACGCCGCATGGCGAAATTCCTCCAACGTTTCATCATCCAGCCGGAACTGCGGCAGCCTGCCGTCGTCCTGGCACATCCCCATCTGCCGGCTCTCGACGCCTTTGCAGTGGGTAATCCCGAAGGTCTGATCCCTGCAGGTGCAAAACGCGCACAGCCCACGCTTGCGCACTGCCGCCGCGTACCGCTTCCGCAGCAGCTTCTCGTAATAGGCCTCGGGCCGGCTCAGGTTCGTTGGGTTGAGCGTCATTTCTCTTCCCGCTTGATCTGGTCCGCCACTCGGCTGATCTCAGTACTGCTCGCATTCGAGCGAATGCGCGTCATCTGCCCGCAGTGCTGGCATTTAGTCTTGACGCGTTCGCCCATCAGGCTCAGCTCGGCCTTCATGCTTGCCCAGCGGTCTCGCAGCATTCGGTCCTCAGTGGCAAGCTGCATCAGCAGCCAGATCGGATTGATCTTTTCCCCGCAATCGCGGCAGGTGACCTCAGCCTTTTTTTCGTCGACCTCCGTGTGGGCGTGCCGACATCCACCATAGTTGTGGACAACCGTAAGCGGGCCAGTCACGTCGCCCTTGGTGCGCTTCGGCAGCTGGACAATGTTGTCGGTGGGAATACGGCTCATGCAGCGAGGGCTCCCGGCTGGTTCTTCTGCTCGTGCCACAGAGCCAGCAGCAGAGCCTCGGCGCGGCCGTCATCCTTCTTGCGCTGCAGCTGCGGCGCGGCGGACGGGAAGCGGCGGATGGCCAGCTGCCGCGACGCGTCCTTGTTCTGACCGATCAGCCCGAAATGGCGCTTCCAGCTCTGCGGCTCGGCCAGGCTGAAGGGGATGCCCATCACCTCGAGCACAGCCTTAGCCTTGGCGTAGCTCTCGCCGAAGTTCATCGACGACTGCGCGCCTGGTTTCCGGTCCCCCTTTGGCGGCATTGCACGAACGCGCTCCACGCAGCCGGAGAAGACGGCGCCGGGATGCTGGCTGCGGATCTCCCGGATGAAGACCGCGATCGCACGCGCATCGACTTCCTGCTTGTTGCCGACCGCCATCGTCGGCATGTCCAGGATCGGGCCAGCCTCACCGTCGAGCAGCGCGGCAACGGCGCCGGACATGCCGGGGTCAATTCCGAACACAACGCGCAAGGTCATCGCGCACCCGCCTTCAGCACATAGGCGTGCTTCGCCCGCTCGCGTGTGCTGGCGAACGCCTTCTGCTTGCCGACGGCAACGCGCCGCTCCACCTCGGCAATCGTGTCGGCGCCGTCGCGGATGGCATCGATGCACCGCGCGTAGGCCGGATAGGTGCGCGAGAACTCTGCGACGCTGGCGAACACCTTGCCCTCGAATCGGATCGGGGTGGCGGTCATGGCTGATTCTCCAGCGCGGCCAGCAGTGCGTCGCCCTGCTTAACTGCCGACTGCGCGATCCACTCGTGCACCTCCATGCCGTGCATCACGGCGGCCCGCGAAAGGCGGTTATAGCTGTCCTCGGTCTGGCTGCCGACGAGCCCCTGCATTGCCGCCTTCGCGAACTCTTCGCGCTTGGTCAGACGCTCCACGCGCTGATCGCCGTTCGAGATCAGCTTCGCTGATTGCTGGATGCTCATGCCGCACTCCTGAGTTGCATCGACAAAGGAAGCAAAAAGGTGATTTCGTAGTGGCCGTTGGTCAGTGGTCCGACAAGGAAGCCGCCATCGGGATGCGGATCCCAGTCGTACCCGCCGCCACATGCGACGACCGTGTGGTTCGTGCCGCGAGGGCTCATCCCGCCAAGCAGGTAGCGAATGCCAGGATTGCGAGATTGCATGTAGGCGAAAACGCCCTCCACTCCGTTATCCGGACCGAAGGAGACATCCACCGAACAAAGGCCGTGTGTCCCCAGGAATTCCGCCACAGCCTCCTCCCAGTCGTATCCCCGCTGGGTGGCGGCGAGCTGTGCGAAGTGCGGCACCTGCCACGGCTCCAAGTCCATCAAGCAGGCGATAGCCGTGCGGTGGCAGTCTCCGTAGATCTCGTTATGCGGCTCGTGCCGGAAGAGTTGATGCCGCCGGATCATGCCGCCTTCCTCCGCTCTGCATCGGCTTCGTCCCAGCCTTCGCGCCAGGCCTCGCGGAGCAGTGCGCCCTCCTCGCCCATGGCGTACTTCGGTGAGTCGTCGCGCTTCTTGCTGGCCTGACGCGCGCGGTGGCCGGCGAGCCGGGCGTTCTCATAGCTTTGCTGGTTCATGCTGCCCTCGGGATGTTGAGTAGTTGGTCCTGGTAGGTCTGCCAGGCTTCAGTGCCGCGGCCGCCCAGGACGTCGAACGTCCAGGCGCGGAACTCGCGGGCGTGGTGCTTGAAACTGGGTCCGAAAACCTCGCGCATGCGGTCGCGGGTCATGCCGGGCATCTGGTCGCCGTCGTGGTGCCAGGCGCCGAGCGCGACGACTGCGTGCTGGCCGATCTGCTTCTGGCCGTGCAGGTCGCCGAGGTTGCGGTGGTGGATCTGCGTGTGGCCGCACTGGATGGCGCGCTGCAGGCCGGCGGCGATGCGCCAGCGGCAGACGACACAGCCGAGTGCACGCGCGGCGTCCTGGTAGGCCTGCTCAATTTTGGTGGCAGCCTTGATCGCACGACGCATCAGGCGTGCTCCCTGAGCAGCTCCACCTTGCGTATGCTCCCGGCCTTCAGACCGTGGAGATAAGCATGGGCACAAATCCAAAGATCAGCTGGGCAAGGGCACTCGTGATTTCTGGTTGGATGTCGGCGGGCGCCGCGTTGGCCTTCGGCGTGCTTGGATTCATCGGCCAAATTCGTTTCGGCAAGGACGCGGCCGCCTGGGTGCAGGCGGTGGGCAGCATCGCAGCAATTCTGATCGCAGTAGCTGTACCTGCCGCTCAGCACAGGCTGGCGACAAATGCGAGATCTCAGGAGGCTGCTGACCGGGCGCGAAGCCTCGGCTTGCAGCTCCTCCCGCACATGATGTCTCTCGCAGAGAAAAACGGAGACATTTGGGCATATGAGCACCCTGATCACCACGTCGAAATCGCGGGACCAGACCAATGCTTTCTGGGGGAGCGGACGGAGCAGGCACTCACCGTCCCCAAAGGCATTGCAGACGTGGTCGGACAACTGCACGAGCTCGGCAGCGCCGCCGAAGGGCTCCAGCACGCCCTCTATAACATCGAGAGAGCGCGAGAACTCCTGACCGTAGTAATGGTCGTGCCCAATTCGGATAGCTTTTACGGCGACGAGCCGTTCGAGAGGACTTTGATTTTCGAGAAGACGGCGTTTTATGACCTTATGGACGAAGCACTCAAGGGACTTACTAGGAGCCAAAACAAGATCGAAGCGCTGTTCCGCCACCCGAGCAGTCCACTCGCTCCCCCGAAACAGTGAGGTCTTCATGCAGCGATGCCTCTCTGCACGGACTGCCCCTGCGCCATCATCCAAAACTCAGCCAGCACGTCGTTGATAAGCACGTGCGCGTAGGCACTGCCGATGTGGCGAGTGATGCCTTCGAACAGCCGTCGGAACTCGTCCTCATCCATCGAATCGAAGGCCAGCGAGCGCGCGACGATGACCGGGATCGTTTCGATCCTCGGCAGGACTTCGCGCAGCAGCTTCGCCGCGCCGGGACCGAAGGCTGCATCTGACGCGGCAAGCACCGCAGCAACCACCGGTGTGGCATCCATGTCGATCTGCTCGCAGCAGACGTTCGCCTCGCGCTGCAGCTGCTTGATCGCCTCGTGGCTGTCCAAGTTCTCCCAGCCTTCGACGTTCTCGACCATCAGCTGACCGATCTTGTGCAGCAGCCGGTGGCGCCAGGCGTCGCGCGGCGCCTTGATTTCCAGGCGTACTTCCTGCCCGCGCCGATAGCCACGCTGCTTCATCAGTTCGCGGTCGACCGGATGCTCGGCGAGCATGGCCAGCCTCTCCTCGCCGGTGTCGATCACCACCACGCGCTCGATGAGTGCGTAGATCGGACGCGATGCGCGCTTGGCGCGGATCTTCTTCGCTGCTTTGGTCATGGTCATGCTTCACCACCTCGTGGCAGCGCTGCGGCAAGGCCGCGACGACGCGGTGCTGGTGCACTGCCGGCAATCGGCGCGCTGGCGCTGGTCTGTCTGGGCTGCCAGAACTCAGGCAGATCAGAGAATCGGAAATACCCTGGCGCATATGCGACTCGGGCCGTACCAGGCGCACCATCTCGCTGGATGGCGGCGATCAGTTCCGCGGTGCCTTCGTAAGCACTGTCCTTGTGGTAAATCTCATCGCGGTAGATGAAGACCACAGCATCCGCGTCTTGCTCGATCGAACCCGAGTCGCGCAGGTCAGCCACGATGGGCCGCTTGTCTCCGTTGCGCTTCTCAACATCACGATTTAGCTGGCTAAGCAGCACAACAGCAACGTCGATCTCGCTTGCCATTAGCTTGAGCGCGCGCGTGATATCGCCGATGCCGGATGCTCGATTGTCACCGGATACGTGCATCAACTGCAGGTAGTCGATAACCACCAGGCTAAGGTTCGGGTCTTGTGCCTTCATGCGGCGCACCTGTGCACAAACGTGCTGCACCTTGGCGACGCGTGGGCGGCTGATGCGCAGCGATGCATCACCGATGCGCCGAGTCCATTCGGTTACGTTCCGCCAGTCGATTTCGTCCAGTTCACCGCTGCGCATGCGGTTTCCGCTGACGCCGGCCAAGTTGCACAGCATGCGTTTGCCTAATTCCTCAGGCTTCATTTCGAAGCTGAAGAAGGCCACCGAGCGACGTGCGCGCAGCGCCACTTGCTCGGCAATGTTCTGCGCCAAAGTGGTCTTGCCCATCTTCGGACGCGCCGCCAGCACGTAGAGCCGGCCACCCTGCAGGCCATCGAGCAACGCGTCCAACTCCCGCATTCCAGTCGATAGGCCCGTGATCCCAGCGTCGCGCGTCGATGCATGCGACAACTGGTCGAACACGCGCGCCATGACTGGCCCGACCGCCTCCAAGTCGCAGGGCTCGTTATCCAACAGTCCGCCGATACGGCTCTGCGCATGCCCTACGAGATCCAGCGCCGTGCGGCCCGCCGGGCTGTAGGCGTCCTCCATCAACTCTTGGCTGGCTTGGATCAGGTCTCGCAGCATGGCCTTCTCGGCCACGATTTCGGCGTAAGCGCGGATGTTGGCGGCTGACGGAACCGTTGAGCTCAACTCGATCAGGTAGGCCCCGTCGCCGACCAACTCAAGCTTTCCCTGCGACTCGAACCATTCGCCGAGAGTCACCACATCGATAGGTTGGCCTTTCTGGGCAAGTTCGCAGATGGCTCGCCAGATCAGTTGGTGATCGCGACGGTAAAACGATTGCTCCGACAGCAGGTCGGTCACCTCCTGCGCGGCGCGGTTGAGCAGCATCACCCCGCCGAGCACCGACTGCTCAGCATCGATGCTGTGCGGCGGCACCCGCAGTGCCTGCTGGTCACCGTACAACCCAGCCAGACGGTCGACATCGTCATCACGCTCGGCCCTCATGCTGCCGCCTCCGAAAGTGCTCGATCAGCGAGCTTGGCGATGGTTTTCTCTCGCAGCAGGACTTCGAAGTCAGGCACATAGCTCTCGTGCCCAGGCCCACCTTTCACACGGCCGGAGTAGAACTCGTCATCAGCAGCGGACTCGAAGTAGAGCTGCCAGAACTTCGGAGTGACTCGCTCGCTGCCGAACAGCTGCTGGCACAGTTGCCGAACAGTCGGCAGACACGCCTCGATTGCCTTCAGCCTTGGCTTGTTCAGCACGGTGCACTTCGACAGCAGCCCATTCGGCTTAGCCAGCGTGGCGTTGAACGCCGCTTGAGCGTCCTCAGCGATCTGGCGAATGCGATCCGCTCGTTTGGCCTTCAGGTCGGCTGGCGGGGAACGGTCGCCCGTCAGCGTCAGCTGCGGGGACGACTCCGAGCGAAGCGAGGATGTTTCTTCCTGTTCCTGTTCCTGTTCCTGTTCCTGTTCCTGATTAGGCATAGCCTTAGGGGAAGGCTTTCCGGAAGGCTTTCCGGAAGGCTTTCCGAAAGCCTCATCGAAAGCCTTTGCGAAACCCTCTCCGAGCTTGCAAACAAAGGCTCTCAGGCATTCCAAAGCCTCCGACTTGAGGGCGCATTCGGGTATCAGGTCGAACTCCGCAGCCCAACTGCGCACCACATTTGGCGACTCCGGGCGGTTGTGCTGGATGGCCTTGGGAATCCACACCACACGCGCTTTGAAGTCGGCTTTGACCATGCCTTGCCCGAAGGCTTCCGCGAAGGCTTTGTCGAAGGCTTCCAGTTCCCAATCGAGATCCTCAGCCATCGCGGCCCGGCCGGCGCGGAACAGTCCAGGAATAGGGCCGGTGTGGGGGCCGGTGATCAGATACAGCCACAGGCCCTGGCCGCTGGGCGGCATCGGCGAGAGCGCGCGGAACTTCTCGTCGCCCCACGTCCTGACCTCTACCTTGCGGTAGCGGCTACGCGCCGACCGGGTTTCGGTGTCGGTGCTCATACCAGCCGCCCTGCCCGCTCCATGCGCTTCACCTGGCGATCGCTACGGCCTTCGCACTCGCGCTTCATGTCTAGCCAATACGCGCGTGCAACGGCCTTCTTGCCAGCGCCCTGCGCCTGCCTCAGCAACTCTGCCAAGCGGCGGATGCGGCGCTCCCGGCGGCAGTCTTCGAGCAGCTGCAGGATCATGCTGCGGCCCTCGTGACCTTGGCCTCGGCGAACGCGGCCTGCGCCATCTGTCCGAAGATCGCCTGCAGCTGGCCGCACAGCGTTGCCAGTGCCTTCGCCTCATTGAGGGTGAGCACCTGGTCTGCGTACGAATCGGCGATGAGCTTGCAGAGCTTGCCCTTCAGCTCGCCGGCATCCAGCAGAGATTCGACAACACCGCCGGCCAGCGTCACGTCGGCGCGCTGGACGATGAAGTCGTGCTCGGCGGCCAGCGCGTGCAGGATCCGGAAGTCGCCGCTCAGCCCCATGATCTCGCTGGCTTCGGCCAGGGTCAGGTGGTGCGTGCGCGTGTTCGGGTTGACCTTGCTGCGAAGCACGGCCGCAGACATCGGCTTCTCTTCGCCGCGGTCGTTGATGGAGATGAGGCGAGTCGCCAGGGCAATGCTGCAGCCCGGGTAATCGCGAACGGTCTTGTGTGCTGCATCGGAGATGTTCATCGGCGGGATACCTGAACGTGGTTCGTGAAGGGACCATCCGCCACGCTTTGCGCCATGGACGCACTGCAACGACGGATCAAATCAGCGAGAAGAAGGGCCCCAAACGTCACGACGATCGTGCGTGTGGGAGGCAACGTGTTTGGGCTGCGGTGGGTCGATGGCCGCATGCACGTGAAGCTGTTACGGAAGGGCTGAAACGTGACCAGGGAAGGTGTCGCCCCCCTTGCGGTAGGCTGCTGTTTCCACACGAGCAGCCCGCAAGGAGGGCGACATGGAAGCGAACTCAAAAACGTCATATCCGATGGAAATCGGCGAGTCGTGCACCATCAACAATCACCACCCCACAGCCTTAGCCGTGCGCCTATCGAGTGCGGGCGGATCAACCATCAACGTCGTCCTCCCGCCGACTGGCACAGTCACCGTCGTGTCCCAGGGAGACATCACGTTGTTCGAGGTGGACGTTATCGGGGGCGAACCCCTCGGGCCGCGCGCTCTCGACTAAATCGATATGGGTGGTCCCGTCGGCTGCTATGTGCCGGCGGGCTTCCACGCCTTCGGGCAGTGAAAAGTTGATGTCCGTGCCCCCAAGAATTCGGGTGCCCACGGCGCGGCTGCAGCTCTCATCCACGGCTACCGCAGACCTGCTCCGGAGTACCGAGTTGATGCGGCCGGCGACAGCGATGTCCTGCGTCACAGTCGAAATGATCACTTCTTGGAGCGGCGGCCTGGCCAGGTCCGCGCGGCTCGGCTTGTTTAGCCAGTCGCGCAGCCGCACTCGCGGATTGAAGCGGTCAGGCAGCATCGGCCACCTCCCCTGCGGGGTTAGCCGGGGGCCAGATGTCGGGCCGCAGTTCGGTCAGAGAGACGGCTCCCTGGCTCTGAACGTGCAGCTGGCGCACAAGGCCGCCATCGAAGCGCTGGCCTTTGCTCATCGCCTTGCGGAGATAGCCAATGGAAGTGCCAGCGCGAACGGCGTAGTCGGCCTGCTCGGCTGGGGTCAAGGTCGTGAGGTAGCTGCGCAGAGTGTCCATGCGCAAACAATACCCTTGGGTAATCATCAAAGCAATACCCGCAGGGAATTTACTTGTAGGTAAGTGACAGGCTGCAATATGAGGATGGACAAATACGAAACCCGTCGCCTCGCCCTAAAGGCCTTCATCGACTCCCTGGGCCGCGGTGGGACAGCGCAGGTCGCATCGCGTATTGGCAAAGATGCGAGTTACGTGTCCCGCATGCTCTACGACGAGGGCAAGCCTGGGAGGAAAAGGATCGGGGAGGACACCCTGGAAGCGCTGGCTAGGGCTTACCCGGAGAAATTTGGCTCGTCGATTTCTGTCTCACCAGTCCCAGCGACTGAGACGGCTGGGGATTACGTTCGCGTCCAACACTTGGACGCGGAGGCAGGCATGGGCGAAGGACGGATCAACGACGACTACCCAGAGGTGATTCGCTCGATGGATTTCGAGCCAGCTTACATTCGCTCAGTCGTGGGGTTCGTGCCGCCACCCGGCCGTTTGATCCTCATCACTGGCCGCGGTGACTCAATGATCCCGGTGATTCAACCAGGTGAGTCGCTGATCGTCGACACAGGTGTCGCAGGCTTCGACGGTGACGGCATCTATTTGATCAACACTGGAAACGGGCAGCAGATCAAGGCACTTCAGGATAGAGGCGACGCCATCTATGTCGTCAGCGCCAATGCCGGCCTCTACCCTGCTTTCCCTCTTCCCGCTCATGCTCTGGTAGCCGGGAAGGTTTACCTGCGCAACCGCATTGATCGATTGAACTAGGGGTGTAAGGGATGAAGTACTCATGGGTCACCGCCGCTCTGCTATCGCTGCTGCCTTTGCATGTAGCAGCAGAAGATCAACCTCCAGCGCGTACCTTTTTGCAGGAGGTCAACGGCTCTTTTGTGAGCTGCCCCCGATTGCTGGGAGAAGAAGAGCTCAACAAGCGTCTCTATGGCCGAGCGGCTCCGAGCAACGCGGGAGCAATCGGCGACTGTGCAAACGACGGGCGTGCACGTTTACGTGCAGCATATGACGCATATGTCGCGTCAAACCCAGGCGCTGAGGCGAAGTCTTCTGCAAAGAGCCTGTACGCGGCGTCGCTCGCTTATGGCGACGCGGTCATCAATGCCACCTCCAGGCGCGACTTGGACAACGGCATTGCACAGGCAGAACTGAGTAAGGCTAAGTCGATTTTCATCATCGACTCTGGGTTGTAACTGGCAGTGGCGGGTACCGACGAAGCGTTCCAAACAGCGCTCATCGAAGTGCAACTGCTGACAGCTTTCTTGAACAAAACGCCTTTGGTTCCGGACGAGGTCAGCCTTGCGCTATCGCGGGAATACTCTCGATCAATGTGGGACAAGATGCTTGCTACGGGCTGCACCTTAGGCGAAGCATCAGGAGGTCCGGGGACTGCAATGGTGACCCGGGATCACGCGGAGTTTGTTGCGTATATGAGGTCCATTTCAGACGACCTTGCAGCGCAAATAAAGATCGTGAAAGAAGGTGTTGAACACTACCTCCGACATGGCGATTCTCCGCCGCCGGCGTACGCGTGGCGCGTGGCCGTGATCCTGCGAAAGCGCAAAATTTTCAGCGTAGAGGCTGATTTTTTGGAGGCATTCGCGGCGCATTTCTGCCGCGAGAGCGTAGGCAGAAGAGAGATCCAGATAGCCCAGAGGGCAATTAAGGCCAGAATGCTTGCCACACGGGCCGCCACGGCCGCATCTGAGTAGCACCACAAGGCCTATCCCAGCCCGACGAACGAAGTTTTGCCCTGTCACGCTACGAGGCGCGCAGCCCCGTAACCAAATAACTTACCTTTGGGTATTGACTTAAAAGATACCCACGGGTAACTTACCTCCATCGCAACGAACCACCCGGATCCCGCCGGGGACGTGCGACGGAGAACGTAGATGTCCAGCACCCGCTGCCACCCGTACCACCCGCAATGCGGCTGCGCGACCTGCAGCCGGCATGAGCTGTCCGACGAGCGCGCCAACGTTCTGGCGCTGGCCCTGCACCGCGATGGCAGCGTTCTGAGTGAGGCGCTGGGCGAACTGACGACCGAGCAGCTGGCCCTGATTGCCGGCCATCTCGCCCAGGGCAACGACGAAGGCGCGGCAGAGATCCTGCGCAACGCTGTCACCGACTACCTGTCGCAGCTGATCAACGGCCGCATGGACGATGTGGACTGCTCGCGCATCGAAGCGGTGCGCCACTACCTGACGGTCTACGAAGCCAAGCCGGCTCCGGTTGCCGTGATGCCGTGGCGGGTGGCGGCATGAGCACCACGACGATTCCCGCGGTGAGCGTCTTCATCTGCGACTGCTGCATGCGCGCGGTAGGTCTGGCTGGTGTCCACCGGGCTATGGGCGGCGGCCTGCATGTGCGCCGGGATGCCCTGGACCTGCATGGCTACGCCTGCGCAAAGGCGGACATCGAACTTGACCTTTGCGACGAATGCCTGGGAGCGCTGTGTGAGGCGATCAATCAGCGGTGCGACGCGATCCGCGAGACGTTGACGACCAACGGAGGCGCGGCATGAGCGCGCCTGTCGATGTGCTGGCGGTCGTGGATTCCGTACTGGCGCACCACCTGCAAGGCGAATCGATTAGCGACGAATTGCGCCAAGCCCGGGCGGCCATGGCCGAGCTGATCGAGGCTGCAAAGCACGGGCGCGAATGGATCGTCGAAGTCGGAGACCGCAAGGGCTTGCCTAATGGCGGAACCCTGCATCGACTTGATGCAGCCCTCACCCGTGTTGGCAGTGCCACATGAGCGCCGTCATTCCCTTCCCCACCGCTGCGCGCGGCGCCGATCTGGTGCGCGACATCGCGCTTGATCGTGGCTATGGCGCGATCACCGTGGCGCAGTTGGTGCGCACCTTCCAGCCCGACAACGTGCGCCCTCTGCGCGTGCAGGCATCGCAGCACGTGCGCGATCCGGACGAGTCGGCAACGACCTACTTCGACGGTCCGGAGGCAGCCTGACATGCACGAGCAAATCGACCCCGAGTTCCAGCGCTTCATGCTCCGCGAAGACGCAATCTTCGCCGCCTTCTTCATGTTGATCGGCGCCGGCGCAGCCCTGCTTCTGCAGGCGGTGTTCTCGTGACCGGCCGCTATTACTACCGTTTCCTGTTCCTGGTCGAGTCGATCCTGTTTCTGGCCGCGCTGGCGATCTTTGCCTACGAACAGAAGGCGCACGCGATCTGTTCCGCCCTGCTGGTTGTTGCCTTCGTGCTGTCACTGCACGTGCCGGAGAGCTTGCGTAACGCCCGAGCCCGAGCCCGTGCGCACCGCGACCAGCCGCAGCCGGCCACCGACATCACGCCCGATTTTCCGGAACAGCCGCGCCGCGGCATCCGCTGATCCCCGCCGGTACGCCGGCACCACCGACGAGGTATCCAATGTTTCAGCTTGAAAGGCACGAGGCGTCCATCGCCAACGTCAACCAACGCATCCAGCGGCACGGCGAAGAACGCAAGCTGGCTGTCGACATCAAGTACGTCTTGAGCGTCAGCAACGAAGCGCTCGATTCATTCGACTCCACGCTGCGCCACGACCTGTTCCGCAAGCCGGCGAAGGGCGAGCAGCAGGATCTTCCGCAGATCGGCGGGGACGGCCTGACCGCCGTAAAGCATCCGGCGCTTGAGCCGCTGAAGCTGAGCCACGAGTTCACCGGCTACGAGATGCACCTGGCCGGCCTGCTGGAAGCCGGCGATCCCATCATCCTGGTCGACGTGAAGCTCAAGCGCTTCGTGATCGAACCGAAGGAAGGCGGCAGCCTGGCGATGTCGTTCACTGCATCGGCCGAGGTCGAGCCGCAGGAACTGGCCGAGCTGTCTGAAGCGCTGATCCGCGAAGACGTGCTGCTGACCCTCCTCGCTCCCAAGCGCGGCGCTGCGGCTGTCGAGGATCTGACCGAAGGCAGCGACACGCTCGATGCGCAGGACAGCGCGGCAGCTGCTGCCGAAGCCGCGAGCCTGATCGACGCCGGCAAGAAGGTGGCGGCATGAACGCGCCCCTCTGCATCCCGCTGATCGACGTGGAGAGCCGCCAGATCGCCGCCATCGGCCATGACGCCGCCAGCCAGACGTTGGCCGTGCGCTTCAAGAACTGGAAGGGCGAGATCACGTCGCTCTACCACTACGACAACGTCACGGCCGACGACTACGCAGCGCTGCAGGCGGCCGAGTCGAAGGGCGGCCACTTCAACAAGGTGATTAAGGCCGACCCGGTGCGCTGGCCCTACCGCAAGGTCGAAGACCGCCCGCTCTCCGACGCAGCCTGATCCCAAACCCTGATCCGTGGCAGGTGTCCACGGACGCGATCGCACCGCGCATTGACTCTCGAAGGTCAGACGTTAAAGGCAGGAAGGGAACCGCACGCACCGCCGGATATGTGCGCGAGAAGGAGCGGAAGGCGAAAGCCTATGCAGCCGGGAAAGACCGGTCCCAGCGAAAGCTCATGGGTGAACGAGTGATGCGGATGCAACGCCGCTGACCGCCGGGAAAGACCGGCCTCTATCCATAGCGGAGCGGCTTGCGATCAACGAGCGTCCATGTCTTGCGTATCGAAGACCAGGCCGCTCCGCTATGGAGGGAATCTGCAGGCTGATTAAGTGGCGTGTAGCTCAGTGATAACTGCCGACCCCGGCGCTTCATGGGCGCGGTGAGCAGTTGCGTAGGGACAGGAGGAAATCGGAGAGAGAGCCGCGTTGTGCGCACGGCGCGGTGATGTATCCGAAATAGTCCTAAACCTGAGGCTTAGAGCACCCAGCGTGAAGCTGGGAGGTCGCCCGTAAGTGGGCCACGCCACTTAATCAGCTTGCAGCCGGAGATCAGCACCGGCCCCTCCACCCAGTAAGTGCCGGTTCGATTCCGGATGGTTGGCCGACGGCTTGGAGCGACGAGATGCGGTTCGATTCCGCGATGGGGGCTTGGAGCCCAAAGGCCCGCGTGGTACCGGCGAAACGGTGCACCTAATTCAACACGCCGGCGCCGCCGGCAGGAGATTGCAGTGAGCAACGTAGCCGTTATTCCGCAGAACCAACAGGGTGCGCTTGTCGCGCAGCCGCGCCAGCAGTTCGACCTCAGCCCGCAAACGTTCGAGCAGGCGCTGACCTTTGCCGATTACCTCGCAGAAAGTGACCTCGTTCCGAAGGACTTCAAGGGCAAGCCGGCGAATTGTCTGATCGCAATGCAGTGGGGCGCGGAGCTGGGATTGAAGCCGCTCCAGGCGCTGCAGAACATCGCTGTCATCAACGGTCGCGCGGCGCTGTGGGGCGATGCGGTGCTCGCGCTGGTTCGAAACTCTCCGGTGTGCGAGTTCGTGGAGGAATGGGACGACCACGAGACTGCCCACTGCAAGGTTAAGCGGAAAGGCGAGAAGGAAGCGCTGGTGACCTTCAGCATGGAGGACGCCAAGAAGGCTGGCCTGATCGGCAAGCAAGGCCCTTGGACGCAGTACCCGAAGCGCATGCGCCAGATGCGCGCGCGTGCATTCGCGTTGCGCGACGTCTTCACCGACGTGTTGCGCGGCATGGCGATCGCCGAAGAGATCATGGACATCCCGCCCGCAGGCGCTGCAGGTGCTGAGCCGGCTCGCACGGCCATCGAGGGACAGGCCGACAAGCAGCAGCTGCCGCTGTACTCGGAAGCCGACTTCGCATCGAACCTGCCGAAGTGGTGGGACATCGTTGCCAACGGCAAGAAAACCGCCGATGACCTCATCGCGATGTTGCAGACGCGTGCGCGCTTCACCGCCGAGCAGCTGAAGGAAATCCGCAATCCGCCAACCGATGTGGATGAGGGCCACGAGCAGAACGACGTCCAGGCCGCTGCTGGCGGCATTACCCAGACCGCAGTGGAGCGTTAAGCATGAAGACCGTCAACTTGATCCAGGGCACCCCGGAATGGCATGCCCACCGCGCCAACCACCTCAACGCGAGCGAAGCACCGGTGATGCTCGGCGAGTTTCCGTCCGTCACCCGCAGCGAGCTGCTGAAGGTCCGCGCGACCGGCGTTGAATCGGAGATCAGCTGGTTCCTGCAGCAGATCTTCGATGACGGCCATCGCTTCGAGGCGCTCGCGCGACCGCTGGCAGAGGCGATCGTCGGCGAAGACCTGTACCCGTGCGTCGGCGTGGATGGGAAGCTGTCTGCATCGTTCGACGGCCTGACGCTGCTCGGCGATGTGCTGTTTGAGCACAAGATGCTGAACGCCACGCTGCGCGCGTGCATGACGGAAGGCTGCACCGGCACCGACCTGCCTGTCTATCACCAGATCCAAATGGAACAGCAGCTGATGGTGTCCGGCGCCGAACGAGTGCTTTTCATGGCGTCGGAGTGGGACGCCGATGGCGACCTGATCGAAGAGCGTCACTGCTGGTACGTGCCCAACCTCGAAGTGCGCCAGCGCATCGTGGCCGGTTGGGAGCAGTTCGAGCGTGACGTCTGTTCGTACGAAGCCACGGCGGCCATTGCGCCTGCAGTTGGTCGCGCTCCGCAGCACCTGCCGTCATTGCATATCGCTGTCACCGGCATGGTGACGGCATCCAACCTGGCCGAGTTTCGTGGCTCGGCAATGTCTGTGCTTTCGCGCATCAACCGCGATCTGCAGACGGATGAGGACTTTGCCGACGCCGAGCAGACGGTGAAGTGGTGCAAAGGCGTCGAGGATCGGCTGGAAGCAACCAAGCAGCAGATCCTCGGCCAGACCGCTGACATCGACGCGGTGTTCCGGACGATGGACGACGTCGCGGCCGAAGCGCGCCGCGTGCGACTGGAGCTGGACAAGCTGGTCAAGGTCGAGAAGGACAACCGCCGCACCCAGATCGTCGCCAACGGCGTGCAGTCGGTGCGGGATCACTACGCGTCCATAAACGCGGGACTCGATGCGCATGCGCTGGCGGTACCGGCTTCGCTGCAAGCCGACATCGGCGCGGTGATCAAGGGCAAGAAGTCGATCAGCAGCATGCAGGATGCAGTTGGTACGGCTGCAGCAAACGCCAAGATCGCCGCCAGCCAGCAGGCCGAGCGTGTGCGCGCCAACGTGCGCGTGCTGGAAATGGAAATGGGCACCTTCGCCGGCCTGTTCCATGACCGCGTGCAGCTGTGCGCCACGAAGTCGCCGGAGGATCTGCGCAACCTGATCACCGCGCGCATCACGGAGCAGCAGCGCGTCGACGAGCAGCGGCTGGAAGCGCAGCGCGAGAAGATTCGTCAGGAGGAAGCGGCAAAGCTGGCGCGCGAGCAGCAGGAGCGCGAGGAAGAACAGCGCCGCGCCGATGCACAGGCCGAGGCAGCACGTGTCGCTGCCGCTGCGCCTGCGCCCGCCCCCGCCGTCGTGTCGGCACCGGCACCGGTGGCGGCGGCTCCTGCTGCCCTCTCCCCCGCTCTCTCTCAGGCGGTCAAGTCACTGGCAGCGCCGGCACCGGCCCAGGTTGTGCGCATCAAGCTCGGCGACATCAACGCGAAGATCGCACCGCTGACGATCACCGCCGATGGCCTGGCGCAACTGGGCTTCCTGCCGGTGACCATCGAGCGCGCCTCGAAGCTGTACGACGCGGCGGAACTGCCGGCCATGTTCACCGCGATGCAGCAGGTGTTCGCGCGTGCGGCGGCCGAAAGCTACCAGCAGGCCGCCTGATGTTGCGCACCTGCACGAGCTGCACGCGCAGCCTGGATGAAGCCGAGTTCCCGACGCAGAACGGGCGCGTGCTCAACGTATGTGTGCTTTGCCGGAACGACATCAAGCGGGCGCAGACCAGGCTCGCACCGATCCGCCGTGATCCCGAACAGATCCGGCTCAACAACGTCGCTGCGCTGTGGCATGGCCCGGTGCAGCGCACTCACCTTCTTAGGAATGCCGCATGAGCAATCCCATCGACATACCCGCAGTGCGAAACGCTGCCGAGAAGCTGGAGAAGGCACGCGATGCCTTGGCTCAAGCGCGAAAGAACTACGACGCGGTGAAAGGCCTATGCGGGCAGCAGGGCTATGCAGTCAGAGTGAACGGCGTGCGTGTCGACGTGGCAGTCATGGAAAGCCAGACCTATCAGGCAAAGCTGATTCGTGGGAGGGAGATGATCCACCTCGGTGCACAGAAGGCGCTGCAAGCGCAGATCGACGCCTGGGCCAGGTACGTGGCGCACCTTGAATCCGATCTGCGCGCACTCGTCGCTACGCAGGACGCGCACTGATGGCCATGCACCTCACCCGCCGCGCGCCGAAGCGCAAACGCGGACTGTGCTGGGGCCGCACGCCCAACGACAACGGCACCGTCGTGACGTGGCAGCTGTTCCGCCGCGATCACCGCGGCGCGCTGCACATGTCCTCGCTGCAATTCACCTACACCGAACCGCGCGCCTATATCGCGCAGCGCCTGCGCAACGCGCGCCGGAAGCTGCGCGACCGCGTGGACGAGATCGACTTGGCCGCCATGGGAGTTACCGCATGAAAGAGCGACCGATTCTGTTCAACGGCGCCATGGTGCGCGCCATCCTGGCCGGTGCGAAGACGCAGACGCGTCGCGCGGTGAAACAACTGGCTGACGCCACTGGCGTAAAGAGCGTGTATCAGCGGCCCAGTGGATCTTTCATTGGCTGCCATCTCCCCGGCGATGCCGGCGTGGGTGTAACCAACCCGTTCCCCTGCCCATTCGGCCAGCCCGGCGACCGGCTGTGGGTGCGGGAGACGTGGATGGACCTCATGGGCACAAGCATTGAGCACCGCGACATGGAGACCGGCAAGCAAACTCGTTACGCCTACGGTTCCGAAAGCCCCAGAGGCAGCGCCAGCGACGAGGCGCGCAAGGATTTCGGCCTCAAGTGGCGCCCAAGCATCCACATGCCGCGCAGCGCCTGTCGCCTGCTGCTGGAGATCACCGACGTGCGCGTCGAACGACTGCAGGCGATCAGCGAGGCCGATGCGATTGCCGAGGGAATCGAACGGCACGACGAGGACGGCATCACCTACTACGGGCCATACGGGCACGGCGATGCACGGCCTGACCAAGCTTTCCGAGATATCTGGACCAGCACCGGCGGCGACTGGGACGCCAACCCATGGGTATGGGTTATCTCCTTCAAAAGGATCGAAGCATGACCATGCATCCGAACGACCGCCTCGCCGCTTTGGAATGGGCGCTGGCACGCGCACGCGATGCCGGCAAGACCGACGATCTGGTGCGGCTGACGCACGTGCCCGCCCTGCAGGAACTGCGCGACGAAGCGCAGCGGGAGGCTCGGGGCGGATGAACTACCTGTCGCTCTTCTCGGGAATGGAGGCCGCGCACCTCGCGTGGTCGCCGCTCGGCTGGCGCTGCAAGGGTGTCGCCGAGATCGATCCGGCTGCGTGCTGCTTGCTCGCCAGCCGATTGAATGCCAGCCGGCCCAAGTACATGCCGGATCCGATGGCAGATGACCTGAGTGAGGATCAGCGGAGCGCGCGCGCCAATGCCATCAAGTTGGTATCGCACCTGCCTCTCTATGGGACGCCTGGGACGCTGCCAAATCTGGGCGATGTCTCGCAAGCGACTGCTGAAGATGTCCGGGCCCTGGGCTGGCTTGATGTCGTGATCGGCGGCAGTCCGTGCCAAGACCTTTCCGTGGCTGGCAAGCGTGCGGGCTTGGGCGGCGCCCGCTCCGGCCTGTTCCACCATCAACTTAGGATCTTCAATGCAGCTCGACATCTTTGCGGCGCCCGTTGGCTCGTCTGGGAGAACGTCCCCGGCGCCTTCAGCAGCAACAAGGGCCGAGACTTTGCTGTTGTGGTTGGCGCACTGGCAGGATCCGAACTCGATGTCCCCGCCGACGGCTGGAGCAACGAAGGCGTGGCGCTGGGCGACAACGGCCTCGTCGAGTGGTCCGTGCTTGACGCGCAGTGGTTCGGAGTGGCGCAGCGGCGCCGTCGCGTGTTCGCTGTCCTCGATACTGGAGATTGGGCCGGTCGACCCCCGGTACTTCTTGAGCGCGACAGCCTGCGCGGGGATTCTGCGCCGAGCCGGGAAAAGGGGCAAAGCCCTGCCGGAAGCCTTGCGGGCGGCGCTCGCCAGCGTGGCGGCTACAGCACAGACGACATCCCACTGACGGCTTTTGGCGGCAACAACACGTCGGGGCCGATTGAGGTTGGAACCTGCTTGAATGCTTGCGCCAGCGCCAGCGCCAGCGCCAGCGCCAGCGGACGCCTGGACTTTGAGAGCGAAACGTTCCTCGTGCAAGCGGTAGCGCATACGCTTCGCGCCGAAGGCTTTGATGCCAGCGAAGATGGTACTGGCCGCGGCACGCCGCTGATCCCGGTCACAGCATTCGGCTGCAAAGACAGCGACCCGGCGCGCAGCGTGTCCGACGATGTTGCACCAACGCTGCGTGCGATGGGGCATGCCAACAGCCATGCGAACGCAGGCGGCCAGGTAGCTGTCGCGTTTCAGTCATCGCAATCCGGCGTCCGCATCGACCAAGTGCATGCAACCCTGGACGCCAACAATGGCCCGCGCCGGCGCAACGGTGCATTGGTAGGGCTGCAGGTCCGCCGACTCACGCCGCGCGAGTGCGAGCGGCTGCAGGGTGCCACCGACGACTGGACCTTGGTGCCGAACGCCGCAGGCAAGCCGATGGCTGATGGTCCTCGCTACAAGATGCTGGGCAACAGCTTTGCTGTGCCGGTGATCCGCTGGATCGGTACGAGCATCCAGCGTGCGCACACGTGGGCCCAGCAGGAGCGCGCAGCATGACTGATCCCTATCGCGATTTCCTCGAGCGCAAGGTCCGCGTCGCGCCGTCGCTGGGATTCGACATCTCCCCCGACGACGTGCATCCGATGCTGAAGCCGCACCAGCGCGACAGCGTCGTGTGGGCATGCTCCGGCGGGCGCCGCGCCCTTTTCCAGCGTTTCGGCCTCGGGAAGAGCATGCAGCAGCTGGAGATCATGCGATTGGCGCGCGCGCATGCCGGCGGCGCGGTTGGCATTGTGGTGCCGCTGGGCGTGCGGCAGGAGTTCCGCCGCGACGCCGGGAAGCTTGGCCTGGAGACTCGCTTCGTGCGCACGAGCGCCGAGGTGGATCCGGACTTCGACGGCATACACCTGACGAATTACGAGAGCGTGCGAGACGGCAAGCTCGATCCCAACCTCTTCAGCGCCGCGAGCCTGGACGAAGCGTCAGTGCTGCGCAGCTTCGGATCGAAAACCTACCAGCAGTTCCTGACCCTGTTCGATGAAGTCCGGTACCGGTTCGTCGCCACCGCCACGCCGAGCCCGAACCGCTACAAAGAGCTGATTCACTATGCAGGGTTCCTGGGCGTGATGGACACCGGCCAGGCACTCACACGCTGGTTCAAGCGTGACAGCACGCAAGCCAACAACCTCACGCTGTACCCGCACAAGGAGCGCGAGTTTTGGTTATGGGTGGCGAGCTGGGCGCTGTTCCTGCAGAAGCCGTCGGACCTGGGCTACAGCGACGAGGGCTATGACCTGCCGGAACTGACCGTGCACTACGTTGAGGTGCCGGTGGACCACAACACGGCCGGCGCCGAGCGGGATGGCCAGGGCAAGTTGTTCCGCGATGCCGCGATGGGTTTGCAGAACGCGGCTAAGGAAAAGCGCGACACGCTCGGCGCGCGCGTGGCCGCTGTGCAGCAGGTCGTCGCCGCACGGCCAGATGAGCATTGGCTGATCTGGCACGACCTCGAGGCGGAGCGGCACGCGCTGCAGGCTGCAATCCCCGCTGCGGTCAGCATCTATGGCGACCAGGAGCTCGACGAGCGCGAACAGGCGGTCATCGACTTCAGCGAAGGATTGATCCCGATCCTCTCGGCGAAGCCCGTAATCGCCGGCAGCGGCTGCAACTTCCAGCGGCATTGCCACCTGTCGGTCTATGCCGGCATCGGCTTCAAGTTCAACGACTTCATCCAGTCCATTCACCGCATCCAGCGGTACCAGCAGGCGCACCCGGTGGAGGTGTGGATCGTCTACGCCGAGAGCGAGCGCGAGGTGCTGGCCAGCCTGCAAGCGAAGTGGACACGCCACGAGGAGATGGTAGAGAAAATGAGCGAGATCATCAGGGAATACGGCTTGAGCAAGGCCGCGATGGCGCAGGTGCTGCAGCGTTCGATCGGCGTGGAGCGCATCGAGGCCAGCGGTACCGGCTGGACCGTCGCAAACAACGACTGCGTGGTGGAAACGCGCGGCATGGCCGACGATAGCGTCGACCTGATCGTGACCTCTATCCCGTTCGCCAACCACTACGAATACAGCCCGAGCTACAACGACTTCGGGCATACCGACGATAACGCGCACTTCTGGGCGCAGATGGATCACCTCAGCACGCAACTGCTGCGGATCCTCAAGCCCGGCCGCATCGCCGCCATCCACGTCAAAGACCGGATCCAGTTCGGCGCGGTGACCGGCGCCGGCGTGCCGACCGTCAGCCCGTTCCATGCGGAAGCGATCTTCCATTACCGCTCGCACGGCTTCGACTACATGGGCCTCATAACTGTCGTGACCGACGTGGTGCGCGAGAACAACCAGACCTATCGCCTGGGCTGGTCGGAGCAATGCAAGGACGGCACGAAGATGGGCGTCGGGTCGCCCGAATACATCGTGCTGCTGCACAAGCCGCAGACTGATCGCAGCCGCGGCTATGCCGACGAGCCGGTGCGTAAGCAAAAAGCGGATTACACGCGGGCGCGCTGGCAGGTCGATGCGCATGCGTTCTGGCGATCAAGCGGCCGCCGGCAGCTGACCGCCGACGAGCTGGCGCAGCTGGGCCCGGACAAGCTGGCAAAGCTGTTCACCGAGTACTCGCTGCGCGAGGTCTACGACTTCGAGACCCACGTGCGCATCGGCGAGGAACTGGAGGCGCGCGGCGCGTTGCCGTCGACCTTCATGTCGCTGGCGCCTGGCAGCCACGACCCGGACGTGTGGCACGACGTCAACCGCATGCTGACGCTCAACGGCGAGCAGACGCGGCGCGGCCTGGAAAACCACATCTGCCCGCTGCAGTTCGACATCGTCGACCGACTGATCCAGCGCTTCAGCAATGCCGGCGAGCTGGTGTTCGATCCGTTCGGAGGGCTGTTCACCGTGCCGTATCGGGCGCTGAAACTGGGCCGCCAGGGCCGCGCCGCCGAGCTATCCACCTCTTACTTCATGGACGGGGTGAAGTACCTGCAGGCCGCCGAGCGCGAGATGTCCATGCCGGATCTCTTCACGACGATGGAACCGCAGCCGCAGGACAGGGCCGCATGAAGCCCCTGCTCTTCCCGCGCGAGCCGCGCCGGATGAAGCAGCCGGCCAAGGATCTGCTCCGGCAGCAGCTCGCCATGGCCGCCGACCACATCGAGCGGGTCACCGCTGAGAACCACGCACTGCGCGCCATCTGCGCAGAAGCCATCAACACATGCCAGGGCCAGGCCGAACAGCTTCGCGCTGCGCTGGCGAAACAGGAGAACGTAAAATCATGAGCACACCCCCGACCACCACCCAGCGGCTTCTCCGGCTGCGCGACGTGCTTGAGCGCGTCGGCATGTCCAAGTCCACCCTCTACAGCCGCATCCGGGACAAGACCTTCCCGCAGCCCCTCCACCTGGGCACATCGTCGGTCTGGGTCGAGTCCGAGGTCGCCGACTGGATCAACCAGCAAATCGCCCAGCGGGACAAGGCCGCTTGA